CATAATGATTAACATTTGTTAATAAATTTGCTTCATCAATATAAATATCATTAATTTGATAAGGAGCACCAATTCGATCGTATAAAATTGTTCCTTGTATAGATTTATATAAAGAAAATTTACATCCTTGTGGGGTATTAAGTCCAGTTCTCATTGCTGCACAAATTCTAAATTCAACATTATGCACATCTGGCGATGGGCTTGGAGAATAGCTTTCGTCTTTAGTTAATGAAATTTGAATTAACTAATATGGATTAATTTGAGAAATATCTTTAACCGCAGGTAAATTAATAACATAACCATAAGTTGATATATCCCATAGTAATTCAACATTATTACCTGTTAACATATATTTCTAAATTTCATTATTTATTGTTATATAAGGCTGTGATAAAACAAAAGCAATTCGTTGTTTAGTATCAGTTAAATAAATATATCCAGTATTAGAAGTATTATTATTATTACCAATCTCTAATTCAGCTTGATTCGTCGAAATAGATTTGCGCCAAACATAAGGCTGCCATTTATTTGCAGTTTCATCATATTGATATAAAGAAAATTGTAGGCCAGCGAAAGATAGAGGCTTACCAGTTACTAAACCATTTCCATTATTTAATAAACAAGCCTGCAAAACTACTTCAATATATGAACTATAAATCTACTAATCACCAGACCCAGGAGAATCGCTTGTAGGAATTTCAATTATTGGCGACGCGCCAGTTAAATACTAATCAATTACACTATTACGAGAATTAGGTGATAAATAACGATTTAAATAGTCAATTGCTTTACTAAATGTAGTTTCCCGTCCATAAGGAGTAGTATAATGCGGGAAAGCAATACCTTTGGTTAAAATATCATTAATATGACCTTGTTCATTAAATTGCATTACTGGCGTTTGTAAAATTGCATCTTCTTGCCAGGTTATAATGGTATTCGAATCAGGGTCATTATCATCTAGATTGGTGGCCGTTGTACATGGAATATCAATCGCTTCAATAATAGCTGGTGTAACCTATATATTAATCGCTGACTTATTTATCATCCCTGTTGAACGCACTGATAATTTTAAAATATGAATTGGATTATTTATATCTGGATTATTAAGTAACTAATAATGATATTGCGTATCAGTAGAAGCTATGTAAGATTGATTCATACTAGTTTCTGTAACTGTGACATTTGTTGGAAATGTAAAAGTTAAATACGCATTGCGCAATCTAGCATTAGTAGCTAATGATTTATTTAAAAAATAAATATTGATTATTGTATCTGTAGAATCATTTAAATATACGCAAGACTGACGATTGCCATTATTATCTCCTGCATAAATAACTGCTGCCATTTTAATTTTATCAATAGGCGATGAAATTGGGTTTTCTGGAGCAGTTCTGCTTGTATCTCCGTCACGCTTTGGTCTAGCTATTGCTGTAGTTTTACCAGTAGTATCACTTAAATAAGTATGCGCTGTAGCCTTCCTGGTTAAAGGTAAGTGATGTCGTAAAGCAAAACCAAATTGCGCCTATGCATTAGCATGTCCATATGCATCTGTATGAGGGCCTTCTAAATTATAATTATTTTCTAATGTCAATTCTGGCAGTTTGCCCCTCGTGTTCGTAGAATTAGTATAAGTTGAAAATTGTGGCGTAGTTTCAACAATTGTTGCCAGACTATGAGATATCTAAGCGTCACCATTGTTTAAAGTAACACTTATTGGAGACGTTGCATTAATGTCTGGCATATGTATTGTCTAAGTAGATTGAGATAGATAATGACCCCATTGATCAAATTGATCTTGTGATATATCATAAGTTTTCCCAAATTTTATTTTAGATTTGGGTCTAGTATTATTTTGACTTTCTTGAATAACCGTTGCATTTGCAATTGGTGAGGAATTAGGCGGATTGTTAATAGTTTTATGCGCAAAAGTATACTCTATCTAATTATTAGCAGTGTGGCTGCGCATTTCTAATTTTTCAATTGCATTAACTTTTGGAATATTAATGCCTGCACTTTTTGTACCAATCACATGACCTGTATCTGCAACAATTGGCTTAGCAATAAGGATTTGCGATCCCCATTCCAATGCAGTTGCGTTTGTAGCAACCGGATTATTAGCTACAGAGGATGATACACAAATGTTATTAGAATTGACAAGTGGCGTAGCAGTACCGTCAGCCCATTCCATATTTGGTTTGCCATGACTGATTTCTACATATGGGTAATCTTTAATTGTTTTTATCCAAAATAATTTTTCTTCATTATTAACAAGTGCACCCGTGCCACTACGGGGTTGGTTATCTGCATCCCATCTGCTTCTAAAGATTAGTAATTCTTTATATGTAGAATTCTATGTAAATTGATTATTATATAAACTATCCGTTGTAATAATATTACTCATTTAATAATCTCCTTTCTCTCTTATTTACTGGAATCATTAATTGGATCTGAATTATTTGTATCAGGTGTGGTAGCTTCGATAAATTTATATTCTTCTTCGCTATAAACAACATCAACAATAATTGGCCAAGGATTTTTTGTCAGCCATTTACTATTCGTTTCTGTAAAATAAATAGTAATAGATCGAATGGTTAAATCTTGAATATCATGACGTGTTAAATTATAAACGCCATAAGCACCAATAGTCAAATAATTAGTTTTATTAGTTGGCGCGCCATTAATACTAAACATTAATCCTTCTGGACCTTGAATACCAATCGATGCAACTTGCCGTTTTTGTAAAGGGATAACCCAAGTATTGCTTGGGTTACCCTATTCATCTATTAAATTTAAATTCCCTAATTTATCCATAGGAGGCAACCATTGTTCAATTAATTTTGCCATGCTAATTACTCCTCTCTCTCAAATATTGAATTAGGCTAAATTTTTGCTGTACTTAAAGACATCGTGCCATTATAATTTAATGAATAACTAATGCTCTAAATGGCGAAATCATCATCAATCCCTAATCTTTTATCACCAATATAAATACGACTATTTACATCTAAATAATAAATAGGTACACAAGTTAAATTTATTGTCTAATTACAATAGGTATGTTGATAAAGTAAATCATCAATTTTATTTTTAATACTTAATCCTCGTGAAGAAATAGAAAAATATTGTTCATAACCAGCTGGTAATAAAATATAGCTATAACCAGATTTTAACTCTATTTTTTCATCTTGAAATTGATCAAAAGTATAAATTAAAATTTTTGGAATTTCTCTATAAAAAATGGATTTTAAATTAGTATCATTAACCACTATTGGCCTGTCTCCTATTTCGGATGTAGCATATGCCGAAATACTACCATCTGTATCTAAAAAATCAAACCAGAAATTTAATGTATAAGGAGCTTCATAAACTGCTTTATTCCAATATGCTCGTACACCATCACTCACCCCATAATATAATAAATCACGAGTATAATAATTTATTTTCTCATAGTGACGTGTTAAATAAGTGGGATTACCATGAATATCATATGGAATAATCGCTAATTGTTCAATAGGCTGTTCATTTAAATGATAAAATGCTGGCAAAATTGGATGTATTTTTATATGCTGTAAATTATAATAATTTAAATTATCATAAATATAATGTGAATTAAATAAAGTAATAAATTTATTAAACTACATTTTTTTACTTTCATTACTATTGGCATTATAGTATAAATCAGTTTTTGCAGCTAATTGATTTATAAATAATTGATATGATAACATATGCGCATCTTTCAAAATAGAGAAATTATCATATATAAAATCATAGTACATATTTAAAAGCCACTACAATTGATAAAGTGAATTAAAATTTAATAATTGAAATAATTCCGATATTAGTTCTGTGTTGTTAATTTGTACAGTTAAACCAATTAAATCATCATAAATTAAGGGCTAATCCTTAGTGCTAGTAGAATTTACAAAATAATCATAAATTGCGCTAGGACAAGCTATTATGTTTGATACAATAAAATGTGCCAATGGGTTTAGTTTTGATAATTCTGAGTTATCAGCTAATACCAAAAAATTATAAATATAAGTCCATAGAAAAATTTCAACTTCATTAATCTATCCATCATCATCTAAATCATATTGCGCAATTAACTCATCACTTAAATTATCTACTATTTCACCATAATTATTTGTTACATTTTGTATAAAGTTTTTTAAATCTATTAATGAAATACTACTGGGTAAAGAAATGTTAACCATATCAAGATCATATACTGAACGAACCAATAAAGCATCTGTAATAGTAATCTATCCGTCATGATTCCAATCATATTTTAATAATAATTCAGGAGAAGATGCTTCCATCTCTAAAGCAATGCGCAAAGCTATTATAGCATCAGCTGTAGTCATTATTTCATTTTGCCACCAACGACGCTCTATTGAGTCTTGCTTTAAAACATTATTGGTAATTGATGTTAATAATTCAATAAAATCATTGTCATTAAGCCATTTCTGCCAATTACTCCAAGAGGAATATAGTAATTGATTGCGTTCAAGAATTAATGATATTAATGACAACCACATATCTTTCTACTGTAGAATATTTTTTATATTTGCATCTACGTCATTTAAAATATATAACATATATTTTGAACCTTTATAGCTTTCAGAAATTGCATTATATGCTGCTTCTCCATCCACAAATGTTCTTTCATAATATTCCTTAATAGTCATTCCTTCAATAGGATAATTTTCTGTGGCTAAAATAGGACAATAGTCATATTGGTCCAAATAAGGTATAAAAGATTGCGAAATATCAGAATATTTATACCACAACTAGCTTGAAATGTCATATGCTGTAGTATAAATAAATTTTACAAATGTATCTGCACTTGGACTTCTTTCTAAAAAATTACGAATAGTATCATACGTATACCAACCATGCATTAATTTAGTAGTAAATTGTCCAATTTGCGGAATTTCACTGATTCCTAATTCAGTAGGAATATTAAACCCTTTATCATTTTCATCAACATAATACCAATGAGTGCTATCTAAAATAACCCATTTATCAGTTGTGCCATATAACTTACATGGATGCTCTGTAGTTTTTAATTCTAATTCAGTTGTTCCCTATTCAGAATAGATTTTTAATCCAGCACTATTAGGACGGTATACACCATTAATATAATACTAAGATAAATTAGAACTATTTATTTCACTATAATCTACTACTTTATTATAAACGCTCATTTCATTTAAAACATCTTCATCGGTATTATCATAAGGCCAATACAATTGACGCCAAAAACCTTCTAAATCAATATAATATTGCTCATAGCCAGTATGACCATTTGGATAATAAGGTTCATTGCGTTTCGCCAGCGTAATTTGATAGTCTTCAAATTCTAAATTGTTATGGTTATGATTGTATTGACGATATTCCTTAGCCATTTGATAAATTAATTCACGCCAATCTAATGACGCATGTAGCTAGATGCGCGACAATAAACGCTACTTAAGCCATGGCATATTAAGTTGATAGTGTTTAAATTCAGCTTCTGATAAAGTAGTCCAAACATTTGGTTCAGCATCAGGAGCAACACTGACATATATAATTGGCTTAGTGTCAATAGCATATCTACTATGAATAGGTAATTTACCACCGGCCGCAGAAACGCGCTCCCCCCAAACCGTATAATCATTTTTAATTGAAGCTAACTATGGAGAATTTTGTACATTAGTAATTAATTTAGTATCTTTAAATTCATATATGTATGGTGTTGCATATTGATAATCTAGCCAATAACGATCTCTTCCTTCATCCGAACTAATTGTTACCATTTCTGGCAACCAAACAGTATTGATAAATGATTTTTTATGACGTAATACAAAACGTCCATCAACATCATAAAAATATTCAAATTCACCTAACATTTTTATAATTTTATCTAACACAGAAGTAATTGTATCACCAGCTTTAGCAATTAAATCTCCCGCATAGACCAATGGACAAGTCCGGTAGCCAACTGCTTCACCATAAGTAATTTTAGCTGCGCAATATAATTGCATTTGATTTAACTATTCAGCTGTATATGTCTATGTTTCATCCATTTCTTCAAATGTAAATCGTGTAGCAATGTAATTATTATCTAATAGTGGTCGAGTTAGGCTATCATAAATAATTACTTTATCATTATTCAATTTCTATACTGAAAACTTATATTGGTCTTTTCCGATTTCCTTACAGCAATAAACTGTCACATTAGCGCTACTAAACAAAGGTAGCACATAACGCTCACTTGTAAAAGAGCGAATTAAAAACATTGGATCGTCGTTCTTATAATCTAACTATTCTAAACCAACATCATCTAAATCCTATATAATGATATTAGATAATGGCTCTTGAGCATAACTATAAATTAAATCTGTAACAATTTCTTGAATAGTTAATTTATAATTCGTTGTAACACCATTTGCATCAGTATAGTCATAAGTACCAAAATCTGTTTCAGCATTAATAATGCCGCCCAATTCTCCATTCAATAAACACATTTTATCTTTTCCTTGGATACTAATTGAGGCAGAATTAGTAGTAAAAGTTGAACTGAAACTAGTAATAAAAAAAGTTCCCATATTAAAATAAATTCGAGATGGGTATGAATCATCAACTTTATTTTCTAAACCAATTTCAACTTTAAATTTCTATTTAAATGTCCAATAATAATCATTAATCTCAGTTGCTTCAGCAATAAAGCTTAATGAGCAAGAGCGCCGAATTGCGCTCTTGCCATCAAGATTAATTGATCCAGAAGTAATACGTCCTTCTAACTGCTCTAGTGGACGTTCGTCAAAGGTTAATGCTTGTATTCGGACGTAATATGTATGTTCGTGATGTGTATCTAGTTTTTGTAAAAAATTTGCATCATATAACATAATAAAAGTCCTCCTTTTTATCCTTGATTATTAACTCCAGTAGTAGGATTAATTATTATACCATTACTATATAATGGAGGAATAACCTATAAAATTGTATTTTTATGCAATGTTACTAAATTATTGTCTTGCATAACTTGCGCTAATGATTTGCCACCAATCGTTAGTTTAAGTAGTTCATTTTCTGTTAGATCATTTGTAACTTTATAGTAGCCATATTCTAAGGGAATTGAAAGTTCTTCTTTTGCTACCAGATCTTTTAATGATTTCGCAGAATATAAATCATTCGTCATTAACTGATTTTCTATATTAGAAGTACTAGATTCAATAGCTAACAATTCAGGAGACATTTCTAATAATAAAGCACTTTTATTTGGAATAATAATTAAACCATTTTGTTCAACTGAAGTAATAAGTTGTCCATTCTTATCTGTATAACCCACTAAATTAGAAATGGGCTCTGCCGCACGATAAATGCCCGGCGCTGCAGCAGATATTTCAGCTGCCTTAATATCTTTAATAATATAATTGTATAGTTTATCTGCAAAAATCAAATTATTTTGATCGTACTTTGGCTCTTCATTTTCTAGCGGAAAGCTTTCACTATCTGCATATAAATATTCTAAATTTCTCCAATAGTTTAGCTAAGGCAAACTGACTCCTGCATTATCAAAATAATTATAACTAGGCATAGGTGGTATCATTAATGGCTGATCAACAGTACTTGCTTCAATTAAAAACCAATTTAAGTAGTCTAAGTAGATCTAGCAAATATGACGCATCTAATAATCCCAATAAGCTCTATCTAAAGATGAGTTACTATTAGCAAAATTTTGCTAATATTTTTTTAATGCAGCACTAAACCAACTTAAAATTCTTGCCCATGTATCGGCCGCTGCGGAAGCGGGAAATTGATAAGTTAAATGCGCTACAATTAAGCTCGCATCCGCCTAAACATTGGCCCCAAGCGCAATCTCACAAGTTGTTCCAATAGGATAATCAAAGAAAGAATAACCATTTGAATCACGGTTAATTTGCACTTGGGCAGTAGTTAATTTCGTTTTTGCTAATACCTGCTCGTCTTCTGCTGAAACAGTTTTTACAGTAATTGTTAAATTATTATTATAATTAAAAGTGATGGGATCGCTGGCTTCACCGTCTACAACAATTGTAATTTGTGCATTAAAATTATCATCTGGAATTTCGCAAGTAGTCATCCATTGTAAATTATTAAAATAAACATAATCATAATCATATAATGATTTTTGAATTAAGCTATCTGACTTATAATGAATAAAATCCCATTCTGGGATATTACGATGCTAATTGTCTAAAGCCAATTTTAAAAGCCAGCCATCAAAATCTTTCACTTGTTCATGACCATCTTTATAATAATGGCATCTATAAATAGTGCGGTCTAATAATTCACTCACTAATAATGGAATTTTGCCATCATAAGTCCTTGGACTATTATAAGGGACCGCAGTCGCTGTACGACATAAAAAGACTTGTCCCTAACGATTTACTTGAATAAAATCATTTTTTGTTTCATCCCAATCATAAGGCAACAGATCTTGTGCTGGTATTAAATAACAGTCAAGAATATCACGTGCTCTAAAATGCATCGAATGAATATATGCCACATTAGTCAATAAATTATGTAATTGATAAAATTCAAATAAATCTAACTAATTTTTAACATTAAAATAATATCTTGGATATTTTAAATCTGGTGTTTCTGCTGCCGTTAAATTGCGAGGTAATCCAGTTACTTGAATAAAATCTTCTGATAAAGTAACGCTATCAATTAAATTAAATGTATTATCTACTAAATATGGTTTATAAGAATAATACATAGTTCCTTTAAATGATTGCGCTTCATATGTATAATAACCAAGCGCACCAAACTTACTTATCTTAGAGTTAATTTTTTCATTTATTTTCCATACGCGTTTTGGCGGTACCCATAATGGATAAACTAAACTAATTTTATCTGTAGTTAATACATTATAACAACCAGACAATCCAATTAAAATTGGCACTTTATAAGTTTCACCAGTAGTAGAAGAAATCATGGTTAAACCAATATAAGACCCTGGTATAAATCCCTCAAAACGTACATTAGTTAGATTCTGTGGTACTTGATTGGCCCAACCATTAATCCATCCACCGTCATCACGCATAGCTGCAAGTAATTCAGATTGAGTTGGGATATGAATTGCGGTAATAGGATAATTCGTTTCACCAACTTGTTCATCTGAATAAGCCTAAAAATCAGTTTGATTAATTAAACCCTTACAATCATGCTCATCAAATACAAATTGGTCTGATATTAACTCAATCTCTTCTGGAGGTGTAATAGATTTAATTCGCAATAAATGATATTTTTGTAAATTCGCAAAATTTACTTCATCGATTTCATATGCGGTACAACTAAAGCTATGTAACATACGCCCTAAAGCTGCCTGCGGAGATAATGATACGCCGGTTAAGCGAACGATATAGTTCCCTTCAGTTGGCGTACGTAATAATTTTGGTTGGCCATTTGTTAACCAATTTAATACTTTTAGCTTAAAATCACGCTCATACTAAATATTCTAACCAGTTAAATCAGTTAAGACTAAATTAATAGAATCTTTATTTGTGTCAAATTCTTCAGGAGGTTTAACACCAATTTTACTACGAGTGTTTGTACGAGGTTCTTTTTCTGTGAATTGGAAAATACTTTCTTCATATGGTAAAAATACATTATCACTATCCATTAAGTAAGAAATTAAGCCTGTAATTGCAAATTCTTTATAATTTACAATTCCATTCCTAAACATATAAGGGTATTTACTACCAATTGTTTCCAACTTAGATTCTAAAATTGTTGGTTTAAAGGTAGAAATATTTGGATTAAAGCATACTCGCAATAGATGATCTTCATCTGACAGATAAATATCTTCATAATCAATATGAATTATTTTAGACAATAATTTATTGGAAACTAACTTTTGATTATATTGTTGTAGCGCATAGCGATATCCAGTGTTCTATTCAATTGTAAAATCATTAAATAAAGCTCGGTCTAAATGTTCACCATGTAATTCAAAAGAAAATATTTCATCCCAAGTTTTATACTTAGAATGAGAATCTGAACGTAGAATGCGGAATTTACCATTGTACAAAGTTGTATCTTTTGTTATTACTTTTTCTCCCGTATTGGTATCCATTGCTTCATGTTCAGTTGTTAAGCTTAACTTGACACCACCACTATTAACTAATGGTTCCGCCAAAAGTCGTGTATAACGTGTATGAAATTTTAAAGGAATCGCATATCCGGCTTTAAATAAATAACTTGGAGATTCTACTTTAATTCCTGTAGTGGTCGTTGCGTAAAATGTAACATAGTACTTGTGCATATACTCTAGAACTTGATTATAAATCAATTCAACACGACTAGAACGTAATTGAATATTATCAGAATTAGTATAAATTTTATCATCAAAATCAGTATATAAAATTTCACCGGTATCATATACAATCTAATGCTCATGTTCAGTATTTAATTTAACAGTTTCAACAACAAAACGATACGAATAAAGTCTATCAGTGCCATACAAATTATTTACGACACCAATAAATTTATTGTTCATAATATTAATCTAATTAATTGATAAATTCTCAATAATAGCTTTAGGCAAATTTACACATTTAATAATTGCTACATCAGAAAAATAACCAATAGACAAATTATCAAGATTAGTTGCATCGCCTTGATAATAAGCCAACTAAATTTTATAAAATTGATCGTATTGTAAATTAAAATTGCCCTCTGTATTATAAATAGTTTGTCCATTTAATTCATCAATAATATTAGTATAATTCTATTTATTATTAATTAATATCGCATTGCCGCGAATGCCAATTGGTATATTTTTATAATTATCATAATCTTCTTGTGAAGTATCACCAATTAAAGCAGTACCTCCAGTAGGGGATGAATCCTCAACTGCCAATACACCTGGACTTGCATCTAAAAATGCCGAATCTTGCGGTATATATTCTGATTTAATCAATTCAATAATGGCAGGATCATAACCGCTTGTTGGTATATGGTCTAATGATTGCTCATTACCAAGTGCATTTGTATCATTTACATCATTATAGATACGATTTACTTCTAACTGATAATTAGGGTGTCCTAAAATATATTCTGAAGTATCATGAGCAGTATCAGGTACACTTCCGCTAGCTTTGAGCGGAGATGAAGCTAACAAAACTGCGCTATCATCGAATCTCTTTTTTATCTTATCATTGTTTTCTGCGGTACTTGGCTTATGCCATGTAAAAGTAACTGTGCCAAGATTATTGGTTAAATTGGGCTTAGTCTAAGAATATAAACGTCCTTTTTCTGTACCACCCAAGGTTTTAATTAAACAAATAAAGCCATCTACTTCATTAGCGCCAACGGCAGGGTTCTGGCGATAAGGAATAGTTAATCCTTTACCACCTGTTAAACTAAATGCGGGTAAACGACTTTCAATGATTGGAGGGTATAATTTACTCATACTATCCCTCCTTTATATTTGTTTTTATATACATATATGACCTCCTTTATCTCACAAAGCTAAAGCGTCTCGAATATCCTGTATTTTCAAATATCCAGAAATCTGACCGGTATTTGTATATATAGGAATGAGTTCAATATTAGGTTCAATCACTAATTCATTAGAATTTGCTTCTATGACCTCTAAATTAAGAATATTGCTTTTATATGGGATATGGTTGAAAAATAAAATACCCCGTATAGAACTAAAATCAATACGAGTTCTATTCTCAGTAGTCGATATTCTCTACAGCCAAGGCAATAAATTAATCTATTTCTAATCTGTAGAATCTAATAAGTCTTGAATATATTCATGCTCTATAGGCGGAATTAATTCCCATGGACCAATCAAATAAAATTGTTTAGTTTCTTCAGGCTATAATTTATATTGATATAGCAAAACGCTATAACGCTAACTAAAATAATCTAAAAAATTGCTATATTCACGCTCAAAATCATTCGGACCAATATTAATTCCAGTTGGTAATTTCCACAATGAAACAATAGTCTCAACTGCAGAATCTATATATTTTGGAAATAAAGCTTGTACTTTTTCATTTAATTCATTCATCATAAGAATTAAATGATCATATTGAATTTGCAATAAATCTATTTCATTTTTAAATAGTAATAAATTATCAGCACTTACATAATAAGGAATTAATTCTTGTATATTTTGATTTGAATACCAAATATTTAAAAGATTAAGAAAATAATTGTAAATTGCTGTAAAGTATTTTAACTATAAATTTAGTATATCATTTAAGGGCATCGCAGTTTCTTGCCAAATATCAAAAATGGTTGGATCGTTTGATATAGGAATAGAGCTTGTATCTAAAATTCCCAACCAATTTAATAAGTAAATTTTAAACTAGGTGCGCCAAGTATGATTATTAAGTAAAACAGACATATTTAAATCAGTAAATAATTCAGCGAATTTTTCGTTTAATTGATTAAAAGCTTTTCGAACATCATACTTATGAAAATTAATTAATTTATCTTCTAAAATATCACTCCAATCTTGTAAATTATCAGGCCACTAGAAATCAGTTAATACAGTAGTTAAAACAATATTAGATTTATAACTTAACTCTAATGTTTTAGCCACATAACTATGAGCAAACGTATAGCCATTAACTTTTGGTTCATTACTAATATTATATTGATTTATTACATTAAATGCTAAAACGTCTTGCCATGCACCAGTTACTAAATCCGTTGGTTCTGACGTAATTACCCAATGTTTTTGTGAACATTGAAAATTAGAAAGACAACAAGATACAGGCTGTGAGTTTAGATTTGCCTATTTGTATAAAAATTTAAATACATAAAAATCATTACTTGGTTGATTTGCGTCTAAAGTAAAATTAACCGAACGATTTTGCTAAAAAATTTGATAAATTGGAATTGTTTCTATACCATTAGTACAACGTTTTACAATAACTTCTAACTAATCACCCGATTTTATGCCTTCAATATTAAAACTGACTTGAATTTTATGATTCTGATTAATGATTTCCTCAGAAACGTTAGGAAGTGGTTCATCATCTTCAATATTTGTAAACTAAATAGGAAATAATATACCATAAGCTGCATTTTCTGCTGATTTATTTAAATATAAACCATTGAAAGAATCTCCCTGCCTAAATTCCCAATCATTTGCAGATGTCGATGATTTTTTAGATACATAAACTAATAAATCATTTAATTGAGCTGATTCTGTTGGCCACCATAAGTCTGAGGCAAAAAATCCTTTAAGTTCATTACCAACTGGTAATGAATAATAATCTCGAGTATTTGATGTAGAAATCTATTCTTTATAAAGATAAAACAAACAAGTATGCATTGGCATGTTTTGTTTAACTGTTGTAAATAATGAAGCAAAATTATCATTGGTAAATATTTGCGTATTTATAGATGAATTTACGTCACTTTCAATTTTAATAGGAATTAGTCCTTGTACAAAAGCTGCATCAATTGGAATCTATAAAGTTATAATATTAGAAGCTAAATTAAAACTCTGTTCTCCATTCCAAATATCAATAGCTACTTTATAATAGTCATTATCAGATATTGAAGAACTAATCCAACTGATTAAAGTAGAATTTCTCGGAACTGAATCGTCAGGAGATGTAGGTAATTCCATAAATGTTGCTCCATCAGCAATGGCATACTTCCATTTTCTTTCATTATTTACATCAGGTATTTGAATACCAATATTTTCTTTAAATGCTAATACTAAATGTAAATAATTACTACCATTATATAATGGCCCACGTCGTTTTAAAGCAATTTTTAATGTTGCATAAGTATCTGTAAAATCAGTAGGAATAACTAATAATTCACAATCACTATCTAGTAGTGAAACTGAATTATCAACTACAAGTAAGTTATCCTGCGCATTAGGTAAATACTGACGCAACAACAACTAATTTGCCTTTTTAGTTGCGGCAATTAATTCTTGCCAATCTGTTTCAATTAATGCGCTTAAATCAAGCATATCTGAATAAGCACTTAAAAATTCTTTTGTATTAACCATTTGCATTAATTCTGTTTTCTGTTCAGGAGCCAAATGAGCAATTTCTAATCCAAACTCCTACAAAGCAGTTGCACGATTAATATTACAACGTTTTAAATAATTAACAATTTTAGAATATTTTATTTCATCATACATAGCTTCTGGATTGGTCTTATTTGTATTATTCATCATAGCATTTAGCCATGTAGCTAATTCATCATCTATTAACCATTGATTTTCTTCTGAAGAACGAAATTCTTCTAATGATAATGATGTGCGTTTGTTTCTATCAGTAAAATCAATATTTGTATTCGTATCTTCATCATAATTAACCCAAATTGGGACAACCATTTCAGAATTCTATAAAGGCTAATATAAATTAAACGTATGATTTTTATGTGTAGTATTAAATCCAATTTCTAGTGAACAATTTTTAAATTCTACCAAAGGAGGTAAAATAGTTATTTTTTCAGTAGTTAAAAATTGTTTTAAACCCACTAATTCTGGTATCTAATAAGTTAATGTAGGTGTATATGCAGAAGCAGCACTTGGAATTAACAATGTCTCTCCTGTTTCTGTGCGATATTCAAAAGGTGTTACTAATGATGTTTTTAATTGCAAAATGGCAGATTCTGGGAATAAATCATTTTTCTCTTCACGCAATGCATCTAAATTAATAACAATAGATTGCGGTAAATAAGAATAATAGCCATATGGATCACCCACCAGTGCATTCATATCGAGCGTACCTAATACTAATTCAGTATCATTTAAAATACGTACTAATTCAATTTTATAAGCTCCTTTGTAAACATATGGGTAAGATGACCTTAAATTACATTTAATATCTATATTAAAAATTAAACTATCACAAAATGTAAACAATTCTGATAAACGTGTTCTATCCGTTTGATATGTAGATAATTCTAAATTGGTATTATCAGACGACCCATAAATATTAACTCGATGCTCTTGCACAGAATTCTAAAATAATGCTAAATTATCATAAGGAATATTTGTATTTAATCCAATAGTCTATGAAATAGTAATATCCTTTGGACGCACTAAATGCAATGCTGCCAATTGTTCTTTATCTTTATAAGCGCTTAAAATCACTTTTGTTTTATTATAATCTCCGCCGGGAATAGTTACATATACTTTATCACCAACTTTATAATTATAATTTTCTGACATAACATCATATGTTAAATCTTTCTCACGCACTATATAATGACCAAATTCTGCGTCTGTAGCATCAATAATTTCTGCCGTTACGGTATTATCAAAGGATATATTTTCTAATCGTTTTGAGACAATAGTATCAACTGCATTACAAAATATTTTATTGTAATCTATTTTGTCATTAATCAACATATTATTTGCCATAACTACGCTCCTTTCTCTCTATATTCATTATATTTAAAAACTAAAATAATGATATTGTTGCATTTTGTCCAATTAAAAAAATAAAAGGGAAGGAATAAATCCTTCCCCTATTTATATTAATTCTTTTGATTAGCGAACTAAGAAGCCTGGTTAATAAGAGTGGTAAATGCTTCTTCAATTTCTGTGCGATTTTGCGCATTCGGAAATTCCGCAGTAATTGATACTGTCTAATTAACTTGTAATTCTCGATCTGTTAACTTCGGATTATTAATTATTGGATGATAATTAAATGCGTAACGTGCAGTTTGAGCATTTAAATCAATTTTTTGCGATAATTTACGAACTAGTTCCACAGTACCCAAAATATTTTTCGTATCTTCCTTATTAAGTACAAGTTCTTTTTCATGAAGCATCGCCAATTTGCCTTGCGAACTATTCCAATTGCCAGTATAACCACCAGTATCATACCCAGGAATTATAACTTCTTGACCTTCTACCGATGCATACTGTTGCCATGGATTAATAGAAATTTTTTTGCCACAAACAGCACAATAAGCAGATTCAAAAGTTATTGGAGAATGATGATGACTATCAATTACAATAGGATCGCAAAGATACCATTTATGGCGACCTTTATCTATTTTTTCAGTTCGTCCAGATTTATATGTGCGAACTCTCCAATGATAATGATGATCTGATTTCCAATGCGCACTATCTGCGTATATTTCATTATCTCCTGGGTTATTTGGGTCATTAGAATTGGGATCGCCGCCACTTGCACTTTGGCCACCCGCACCAGTATTTGCATACTAGTCAGCAGCACCGTTATTAAATTTTGGCACTGGCGCATTAGCTACGACGTACATCTATGCAATCAAATTCGCATAAACAGCGGCTAAATTGTTAACAGAAGCTGCTAACTGTTCATTTTTCTGAATAATTTTTTGCATTTCTGTGGTATATTTAATTTGCCATGCTGAAACACCATCAGCTAAGTTGTTAAATTCATCAACTGCGACTTTTCCCATTTTTACAACTGCATCTTCAGCAGCTTGTGCAGATGGTACAATTTGTTCATTAACAGTATCATGTACCACTTCACCAAAATGAGCAACATCAATACCAGCAGCTTCCATAGCAGTAGCAACTTGTGCTTGAAGTGCGCCATATGCTTCTTCCATTTTCACAGAAGCTTCTTCGGCAATTTGTACCATAGCCGCATTTAATTCATCAAAGTTACCATAACCAGTATAAGTACCAAGTATAGTATCACCAAATTGAGTCATGAAATCATGTTGATTATTAATGCGAGCCTATACATCATTACCAAAAGCATCAGTCCAATTATGATAAGTTGTCCATTCTTCTTCAAATAAACGAGCATTATTATCTACAACCTTCTAACCTTCATTAGTAAGATACTCCATCTATTCAGCAAAGTAAGCGTTTAAGCGTTCAATGGCAGCATTACGCTCTTCTTCACTCATAGTATTATCAAGACGAATTTCTGCAAGTTTTTCAGCATATTGCTCTTCAAGCGCAAGAATCTAATCAGACAAACTATTAATATATTCACTATTAGCCTATTGCATTGCATAAAGTTTATCTTCATAATTCTGCTCCGCTTTTTCTACTTCATCTTGATTTGCGGTATATACATAAGACCAATTGCCTTCAGAATCTTTACTTAAGCGAACAGTTGATTTTGCATCTCGTGCTTCTTCAAGTTGTAGCCTTGCCAGTTCTAATTCATAACGACGACGAGCATTATCTAAATCATATTGGCTAATTTCTCCGCTATGCTACTCAAGTTCATTAATTTCTTTCTGCAGATCACGAAGTGCCTATTTATTTTTAATATTAGAAGTATTATCAATTGACTTCATGATATCACGATTTAATTTACTTAATTCATAAATTTCTTTGTATTGAGGCACAAATCTATCAGCGACAGTTTTCGCATATTCTAAACTATCTTTAAGTACCGACCAAGAGCCAATAAAGCCGGCAAATGCATCAAGCATGCTCTGTTTAATACGTTCAACAGTATTTTCAAATGCTTCTCGAGCTTTTGTAAGTTCTTCCTACCATTTTGAATTAAAATCATCAGTTGCTGCAGCAATTTCTTCATCCATTTCTTCTAAAACAATTTTCCACTTATATGCCATTTCAGTAAGACCTTGCGCCATGGCTTCATCATAAAGACGTTGGACTTCATCGCGTTCATTTTGTAACGTATCTACTTTAGCTTTAGCTGCTATGGTCGCACTATGCGCAACTGCTATTGCCGCATTGTCGAGCTCAGTCGTAATTGCATCAGTAACACCGAGCGCATCACGTCCTATAATATCAATAATAGCCACATAATTTTCTAAAGCACTAGCTGCGCGTTCAATAGGTCGAGTTGCTTTATCTAAATCTTCTGCAATTTTACTAAAATTATTCCGTATAGTTTCAACAACCGCACTCATATTTTCAATTAAACTATTATTGATTTCAAGTAAATTATCTTTTAATTCAAGTAAATATTGATATTCAGCTTCGGTCATATCTTCAAGCATGGACATGTCTGATTCTGACATATTATTAGATTTAAAACGATCAACAAGTGCCTAAATATCGCTTTCTTCCATGCCCTTATTGCTTAAATAATGACTTAAAGTATCATCAATCGCACGATTATATATCGAACTTTTATTCATTAATGTAGAGGCTTCATCATTTAATGTAGCAAGCATTTCTACTGCATCATGCACTCCATCATTAAAGTTTTCAATTTTATTCTTCATATAATCTAAATATGATAAAATTGAATCGTCTGCTTCAATTTTAAATTCAATTGTATATTGCAACATTTCGAATTCTTTATCATATTTAGCCTATTGCGCTTCAATTAATTCATCCAATTTCTCTTGGAGTAAATTATTTGTTTCTTCATATTGAGAAAGCTAATCCATGAAATCTTGATATGCTTTATCAGCAGCTTCCATAGCTTCTTTGTCAGAATCACTTTGTCCACTTGCATTATACGCAGCTACAGCTGCGTTATAAGCATCTATATGCTGTTGCATTAAATCAGTATAATTAGATATATTACCATACTCATCAAATGTTGCACCTTGTGCAGCAATACGAGCCTTGTCAATTTCAAGCCATTCACGGATTTCTCGTATATGCTCCTCTGTTGCTGCATTAAGTTGAGCCTAAGCCGCAATTTCTGCTTGCATTGCTTTTAATTTTTTAGGACCAAATGCACGATCTTTAGCCTTACCAGCTTTATCTAATTCACGAGTATAATCTTCGATTAAAGCCGTTATTTCATGATAACGTTCTGTTTCCTTTTCAACTGATTTTTTATCTTTCTTTTCTTTAGAGCTACTCGAACCAGATTTTTTACCATTAGTTGTCTTACTATGACTAATGCCACCACCAGTTTTACCACCGCCAACGCCACTAAATGAAATAGTTTTTTCGCTAATTGTATGAGCCGCTAAATCATCATCATTAATGGAAATATGCGGTACTGGTACTGAACCTTCTACTTCTATTGGGTCTCCTGGAACAGTATAATGTTTCCAGCCTCGACGAGTCTATGGCTAACCTTCACTATCATAATATGTGACTTCTTCACCAGGCTCAACTACTTCGGTATATGTAGGCACTTTTGTTCTCTATTCAACGTAATCCACTTCGACATTAGCACGTACACCCATAGAATTAAGCATTGAACGCATCTCTTCAACAGACATGCCAGTAGCAACAGCCATTTCATTAAGAGATTTAATCCAATCTTCTTCATTTAAATCAACACCATCTAATGCTTGACTTAAAGTCATAGAACCATTTGTTAAAGCAACTATGTTATCCTAAATCGCTTGCATACCAGCATTTGCTGTATCAAATGCAGTTTGCATATCCATTGTAAATTCAGACATTGTTTTATCAGTCGCAGCTGTGGCATTATAGGCATCAATTAAAGCCTAGTCCCAAGAAGTAATATCCATAGCGCCTTTAACCATTTGAATGCCTAATTTATTAATAGCTAACTAACTGCCATTAGCAGCTTCTTCTAATAATTTTAAATTTTCTTTAGAGTCTAAAAACCCTTCTGGTAATTCAAAATTATCACTTAAACCTAATAAATCTTTTAAGGCTCCTTCAACCTCAGCAGCAACTTCTGCATAGTCCATGCTACCACGAGTGGCTGTTTTAAGTTTTTTAGTCCAATCTTCAAAATTATCGCTTAAAGTATCAATACCCTTATTCATACGCTGATTAGCAATAGCCATTTGTGCAGCCGTCTCTGCATTCAATTCCATATCATTATTTAAAGCTTGGATAGAACGTGCCTATGACTCTAAAACATTTGCATCTAAACCATATTTTTCCGCAGCTTCACCTAATAAAATTGAAGCTCGTAACTAATCTTCTGCTACTTTAAGCGCTTCTGTATTACCAGAACGCATCGCTGTTTGATATTTTTCAACTTCAGCAGTACAATTTTCATATTGAGAAGCTAGATTCATTAATGCTGCTGCAATAGTATTATAATCGACATTCTATTCTGCCTATGCAATTTCATTCAAAATCGTATCTAATTTATCTAAAGATTGCACTCCCATAACTGCAGCATTAGTCATACCTACAATTGCTTCTTGGATTTGTTCATCAGAAACAAATTCTTCACCGGCATATGAACGAATAGCAGCTAAACCTTCAGCGTAAGAGTCATATGAAGAGCCTAACTATATTAAATCTTGTGTAACGTTTCCTTGATATTGTTCTAATTGACTTTCATTATCAGCAATTGCTTGATAGACATTGCCTACCTCATCATAATACGCTTTTTTCTATTCTTCTGTTAAACTATCAATATCAATTGCAGCCAATTCAGATAGGCGCGCTGCTGAAGTACCTGCAACGGCAGCAATTGCGTCAGCTTCAGAGTCATTTGCAAGATTTTCTAAAAAGAGGCCAGTCGCCCATTCTGGGGCGCTTCCTTCTTTAACTGCATTAGCTAATTTCTCATAATCAACAGTTACACTTCCATCAACATTTTTTTTGTCGTAAACTTGATTAGAGCTTTCTGTATATTTCCAATCAGATATTTCTTTAAGGCCTTTTTGTGCAATTAAGCTATTGTTTAAATCTTTTCGAATATCATTTTGATAATTTTCTTTAACTGTTGTAGATAAATCTTGCGAACCAATATAAGCATATCCATTTGCAGTTTGTACAAACATAGATTTTAAAGCTCCATTGGCAGCAATTAATTTTTCATATTCATCATCTGAAATAATGGAACCAATTTTAATTTTTGATGCTAATTCTGACAATTCTAAAAATGTCTTTCGAATTTTTGTTACATCTGTTGGCTATAATTTAATGGGAATACGCTCTAAAGAGGAAACAAAAGCTTGCCATTCTGCGCTATTTTTATCAATTTCAATACCAGCAGCCTCTAACTGTTTATTAAATTCATCTAAACCATTCGCAGAAGTCCAATCAATATTCTATGCTATTTCCATAATTTTATCAGCTGAATTAGCATTTGCAGTTAAAAGCTTTTCTAAGTCACTATTAAACGCCATAACTACATTTTCGCCACCAGCTTGCAAAATTTTAGATAGCATATCCCCATAATTTTTAAGTGCGTCTGTAGAAATTGTATTAAAAATAGAGTTACTATTCTGGGCAATGTCATTGTAAATCTATTGCATTACATTGCTAGGCTGAGAAGTAAAAATAGCTTCAATCTCTTTTCGAGCGTTTGCGGCACTCTCCCGAATAGAGTTAGCTAACTTCTCCGAACTTTCGAAACCAATATTTTTTACAAGCGTGTCAAATTGGTCTCTAGACATGCCAAGCATTTGAGCCATCTAATTTATGCCATCTTTTGTTGCCACATTTATATTAGTTAAATCCTCTATTTTTTGTGCATTTAAACCGCCAACAGCTAAATCGGTATCATACTCATCATTTTCATCTTTTGAATTAATTATATTAGCAGCAAACAATTTAGCTTCACTATTCATATTGCTAAATATCTCAGCAAATCCTTTAGCGCTCTCTTCCATGTCTCCAAGTGATTCATAAGCAGCAATTACAGCCGCCATTGTTTTAATGGAAACTTCTTTTAATTCGTCATCCTCACGATAAGCATAAGTTCGATAATCGGCAGTATGTCTTATCTAATTTGCATCAGCTTGCCATTCTTGTTCAGTCTTTCCCGATGCTTTTAAATAGCGTGCCCAAATATCCTCAGAAGTGGGAGTAGTATCATTCCCTTTCGTATTGTTTTCCTTATCTTCAGCAATAATGTCATCTTCAATTTCTTTAGCTTTTTTTTGCTATGCTTCTGCGGTCAGAATCTCAATAGCTTCAGACACTTTACCAGCTATTTCTGGATCTTCGTCTAAATTGGCAAACTTATCACCTAAAACTTGATTTGCAATTATCTTGGCAGCATTATCTATTTCACGCGCGGCTTGATTAGTTGATTCACCTAACTTTTTTAAATTCTTCTTGAAACTCTCAAAATATTCATCAGTCATTCCCAATTTTTGCTATAAATGTTTTAATTCATCATCAGTTTTATCAGCATATTGGCCAACATCTTCTAAAATATTTCGATATTCTTGAGCAGTCGCCAAAACTTTTGAGTAATTATCTATTGGCTCATTGGCAGTTGGATGACTTACTTTATGTAATACCTAAGAAGTGTAATAATATGCCCCTTGACGTTGTAGCGCAGTTTTATCAGCTATTGATTGTTTGTCGCTAGCACGAGCATTCATGGCTATTGAAACCATTTCTAAATTGGATGCACGCTATTCAGCCTCTTGCATTACCTCTTCGGCATTCTCAATAACTATTTGACCAGATTGATCTCTTGAAATTTCTAAGGAACCTGCTAAATTTGGAAACTCACGTATCAAGTTAGCAACTACAGTATTAACTTCTTTTAATGCATCTCGCCATTCTTGTGTGCCTTTTTTACATTGCCTCAATTTCTCGACAGCAGTGTCATATTTTTCAAATGCTTCACGCAATTTGTCTACTTCTTCACGAGCTGCAGTAGCCTGTTCTGCCATTTGAGAAGCAGCTTCTTTTGCTTCTTTAGCCGCATTTGCATCAGCATTATAATCATCGCTTAACGATTTAATGGCCTATGAAATAAGAGCTACTGCACCATACAATATCCCGAAAGCTGCTACTAGTGCCAACGTGATAACTAATACAGGAAGTAAAGTGCCGTGTAAGAAAATATTAGCTTTGCCATGTGCAATTGTACTAGCAGTAGTATCTTTTTCTGCAACTCCTTCAGTAACTGTTGCACCAGCTTTTTCTAAAGAAGCTTTAGCAGAATTTTTAGTTAGTCTTGCTCGTGTACCTTCAATTAGATTACGAACTTTTTTTACGATTAAAGAAGTTTTTTCAGATTTAGTATCTGCCTCCATAACAGCTGTCGCCATCTTCTAAATAGCTATGTAGCTTGTAACAATACTTGTTAGAACACCAATTACCGCTCCAATTTTTTCAATTGCGCTAGCATCCTCATCGGCAAATACATCTTTTAAGCGCTATACACCATTTAAAATTGCTGTAAATGACATGAAAGCGCCTGTTATTTGCGTTAAAGCAGTGGATGTACTTATAATAGGTGGGGGTAGTTTCTCAGCTGCGTTACGAAATTCCTCCAAATTTGAGCGACTCTACACTGCTGTTCTACCAACCTCTTGGTATTGTTGCGATAAGTCTTCCATAGCATCAGCATTTTCCCCACTGGCGCTTATAGTCTCATTCAGATTATTTTCTAAAGTCTTAGTATTATTGGCAGTTTTAGACATCTTTAAAGCAATTGTTTCTAACGATTGTTTATAGTCGTCAGTTTCAATACGTCCCGCTTTATATTTTTCATTTAAGTCTTCTAATTCTGCTCGGTATTTTTTTAATGATGAAGTATTTTTAGAAAATCCTAATAAACGTGCGCCATAAGTCGACAGCTATTTAGCTCCATTTTCAGTGTGAATGTCAATCGTCTTCAAATTATCTTTTATCCCTTTTAAAGGAGCTTGTGCCCCTTTGAGCGCACCCAGTTTTTCAGCCCATTTTGATACATTGTCAACGTCCTTTTGAGTTGGATGAAAATCGCCTTTTTTTGGAGCATTGTCGTATATAACATTAAATTTTTCTTGAGCTTTTGCTTTCACTTCATCATATTTGCGCCCTAAATCTTCTATTACTTTGCCTTTATTTTTTAATTTTTCAATTTCCTCTTCAGCATAACTAATTTCCTCTTGACTATAGAACGCACGGTTTTTATTTAATTCATACTATCTCTATGAAATCTATTCTTGAGTTTCTAAACGCGCAGTCTCTTGAGCTGTCGCGCTATCTGGGTCGTCATATTGCTTTTCATTATATTTTTTTTCCTCACGTATACTTTCAATCGCCTATGCCTGCATTTCTGCGCCGACTTTATTTGCATATCCAGTTATAATAAACAAATTCTCTTTTATACGTTCTAAAAATCTAGGCATTTCTTTTGCATAATGTATTGCAAAAATATTGGCAACAGTTAATAAAATACCCCTAATTCCACCTAAACCTTTAATTAATCCATTAACACCATCAACAACTTTACTAATATTGTCTGTCATAGAGATAAAAGTTTTATCATCAATAATATCATGATAAATGCCTTGTAAAGATGCCTATAATCGTTTTTTCGCTCCTTCCCAAGACTGTGCATATATATCGGCCTATTCTTGTAACGTACCTTCTGAATTGGCTGCAATTGTGATATTTTTTTGAACTTCGCTCCAATTATCCATTAAAGCCATAAAATTTGTATACTGACGCGTACCACCGACAGTTTCAGCTGTAGCAACACGCTATGCTTCTGTTAGCGATTCCCAGCGCGCACCTAAATCATCTAAAATATCATCCATCTAACGTAAATTACCATTAGCGTCTAATACGTTAACACCAATTTTTTGTAAAGCAATGGAATATTTATTTAAATCAACCCCATCATCTAATGTTTCTCCTAAAGACAAGCCTTGCATTCGAGCAAAAATAGTTTTAAAAGATGTACCAATAACATCGGCACTTTGACGAGTTTCTGCTACTACAGTAGCCAACGCGGAGGTTGCATATTCATATGATAAACCAACAGTGTCAGCAACAGCTGCAAACTTTTGTAATCCATCTGCAATTTCTTCTGAGCTTGATGCAGTAGCTGCGCCTAATGCTGTAATAGCATCAGCATAATACTCTAATGAATTGGTTCCATTGTCAAAATTATTCCAAATGGCTGTCATATAAGAAGAAACTTCTTCAGCACTTTGCCCTGTAACATTCATCATTTTTATAGTAGTATTAGTACGTTCTTCAACAGCAGAATCATCTAAACCCTATTGATAATAAATTAATGCCGCATCAGTATAAGCTAATGTACTTGCGCTTAATGCTTTAGCCGCTTTATTGGCACGTATGGCAAACTATTCCATCTATTCTGCGCTCTAGCCAGTTACAATCTAAATATTTGTTAAAGATTTATTTAAATTTTGAGCATACCCATATGCTGACTACAATGCTCCAATAAAGCCATGAACCATAGTAGAAGATAATTGCCATTTAGCAGTATTTTTTAAAGTCGTCAAAAACCCTTGCATAGTTTTATTTAAACGTCTTACAGGATTTTCAGCAGTTGCAATACTGATAGCCACTTTCTAAAAAGCTTCTTGTCCTGCTGGGCCACAAGCTTCTAATTCATTTTTATAATCTTTTAAAGTTTTTCCACTAGTCTTTAAAGAAGAAGAAAAAGTAGCTAAATTTAACTTACCTGTATCAATATTAACCGCTTTCTGTAAATGTCTTAATAATTCAGACGCAGCCTATCGACCTTGTTGTAATGCATTTAAGTCAATAGTATTATTATCAACAACTTGCATGCTTGCAACTGTGCGCAAAGTATTTGCTAAATCAACAATTTCTTTTTTAGCCTAATTAGTATCAGCCTAAAATTTTAATATCATATTTAGTTGTTTATCAGCCATATTTTAATTACTCCTTTCTCTCTCAGTATATAAAAATAGGTAGAGAAAGATTCCTCTACCTATAAAAATTATAAAAATTAAACATATAAATTAACTATATTAGACCAATTTAGTTAATAAATTTCTCACTAAATCTAAATTAGTCCGATCACTTAATTTTTCCGTTATTTCTTGGACATCGAAATTTAAATTCTCATAATCATCTGACATTAATTTTAATATTCCAAGAGCAGAATGATTATATTCAGTAATTTCACGAGCCAAAGCGCAAGTATTATCCCAAATATAATCTCTTTCTTTTTCAGGAATGCTATCTTTAACAGTTTCCCAAATATTATTTAAAACTATAATATCATAAAGCTTTTGAGGCTCTTCTAATTGTTTTTCAGTAAATGAAATATTAGTATATGCACGGAGCATCTCAATTGTGTAAAAAACTGTTAATTTTACAATATTATAGAAACCTTCTTCATTATTACCAGCTTGTTCAATAATATTTTGCATAATTGTTAACTTCTTTTCTAAAGGAAGATATTGAACAACTGAAATAGTCTCTTCACCAATTTTAATGTCTATTGGATCTAAAGACTTTATTTTATTAAGTTTTGTTAAACTAACTTTTACCATAACCTTTTTCTCCTTTTCTGCGCCTAAGCGTTTTTATTTAATTTGTTTTGTTTTATTTTAAACTTGACTACTCACAAAATAATTATACTGAAATTTTTTAAGATTGTCAAGTTAGAATATTTTGCCTTTTAATTGATAATATAATTGTTTAGAATGTGTACTAACTTGTCTCCATTTAATCTATAAATTCTTAATTTGCTAATGTATAATTGCTGATGAAAGATATAAATCAGATGAGTAAATATGTGGTTTACGTATTTCTTGTGATTTCATACCATTTTTGCCTAATTTACCATATATATGCATTAATGCAACATTCTGTGATAAAACAGTCGATGTCCATTGGAATGAATCAGAAAAGAAGAAACCTATATTAATTGGTCCAAATAAATTTAAAAGTAACTCAGAAATTCGAGCTAACATTGCATAATAAGCATAATTAATATTCCAAGTTTTATTTGCTGATGAACTAAACATATTGTTTAAATCTGCCTACAAACCGCTAACTTGCATCATATGCTAATCCTAAATAAATCCTGCACCATAAGGGAAAGACTTAAGAGAATAACCAAATCCACTCATATCAATTAAATTCGCTAAATTATCCTATTGGAATAATTCATTTTCAAGTGTGGGAATATTGTCAAATGAACTTAAATTAAATTCTAGCCTTAATTCACTATTTTCAAAATTTTTTATATTAGCTAAATCAGCTCGTATATAAGGATTACCTCGACGCAAAAATGACTAAGAACTCTAATTACCAGTATGAAAAATATCTGTAATCAATGGCTACAATAAAATTTTTATATTATCATCAACAGTTTGATTTAATTTATTTTTTGTATTTAACTCAATAAATTGCATAATATGCGGTAGACGCTATTTTACATATTCCTCAAAAACTATACCTTTCTAAGTTGACCACTTAGCTTTGGAAGATAAAGCAATAAGCATTTCAGGCGTTGTTTCAAGATTTAAAGATTCAATTACTGTAACCATTGTTGTCCATGACGACTAATAAGCATTTTGTTCTAAAATTAAAGAATCTTGTATCCATTGTTTTGATACAACCGATAATGCATTAACTAATTGATTTAATATATTGTTATCAATTTGTATACTTTTTGACCAATTTGATTGTATTATCTGCTACACATACATATCATAATGGGCAATTGCTAAATTATAATTATGCTAAATAATTGTTTGAAACTAAGATATATCACCACGTCCACTTGAATTAATTACCTATTTTGCTTGTAACATAATAGAATTTTCCATATCTTTTCTCCTTTCTCTTCAAACTAAAAAAAGGGACAGAGCATAAAACTCTGTCCCCAATTTTGCGCTTAAAGCGGATTATTCATTTATATTGTCCTCTACGGGGACATCAATGGGAGCCTCCTGAGGTAACTCAATAGGAGGTACTGGGTCAGTAATGATAATATCATTATGACATTTTCTAATCTTCTTTGATGCTTTTTCCTTTTGAGGTAATTCCTGTGAAAGAGCAGATGCGACAGGCGCAGGCTCAATGAACTTTTTGTCTGCCTTAGGCGCAACCTTCACAGTATTATTTCTATGAGTATGAATAATCATATTAATTATTCAATTGGCTGCCAACCAGTATTGGTCTTCTCGCGATAAGGCTCAGCATTAGCTGTAAGCTCATCAGGAGTAGAACGTACACGATTCTCTAAGCCAGCACCAGATGCTACGTCAATAATCTGAATAGCAGCAAGAACTTTCTTAGTCTTGTTGAAACGAGTGTAGTCAGGGAAAGCATCAATTGTAAATGTAAAGGTACTTGGATCGCCAGAAGAAGCCATAGTGAAAGTAAAGTTAGATTGGATCTTGCAGTTAGGAATAATAAATTCCGCGGGAAGATCAACACCATCAGTATTACGGAACAATGTGGAAGCTTCAAGATAATAGTTACCACCGAACTTATCGGGAGTAATATCAATCTGCATTGCACCCTTACCTTTAGCGGTATAATAGTCAACTACTACAGCATCGATGCCATCAAAGTAACCAAGCTGATTCTTTGGCTTATCACTGTTCAGTGTATCAAGGCCCTGAGGAGGTGTAGTTACACCATTACCGGTAGCTTCAGTAACGCCATTAACAGGAATAGTAATCTTCCATAAGCCTTTATATGTACCAGTTGTCTCTGCGGTTGCCGCAGGCATCCAATTACGAGCTGGCACAAATGGCTCACTAACAATTTCACCATTAACCATGGTCATAACATAGACGAAATCTTCCTTACCAACAGCAGTTACAGCGCCATCGTTTTCACCAGTAGTCACTGTAGCAACATATGGCTTTTCCTTAACATAAATTTCAACCGCAGTATTGTCATCTGTGTACTTGAACTGATCAGTTGTTTCAATTGTATGAACAGGAATAGGATCAGCTTCTGTTCCTTCAATCAGACCAGCGCCAGAAAGAATCATGAAACCAGCAGGAGAAATAAGAGCATCTTCCATTGTGAAGGTAACAGTACGCTCACCTTCCCAAGCTACAAGACGGCTATTACCACGACCACCCTGTGCATAAACAGTGGTTGCCGCACCTTCCAGGCTGGAGGTCTTTAAAGTGTCAAAATAAATAACAGGTTCATTCTTGTAGAAAACCTTGTTACCGACTTTCTGAGTTGCCTTAGCCTTTAAGACAACATCGCAAATTTCGCGTCATAATTTTTTAAATTATGGACTATATCTTATCAATGTTCTAGACATTGATATACCCTTTTCAGTTAATGTATCAATAATTAACTTACAAATTCGATTAAGAATTTTAGTCTCTACAGCGCTTCCTTGCGGAAATGCCACGGGATTCTTTTTTAGTTCCCCGTTAGCCCGTTTTTTATCGGACCCCAATGATAAATTGGATAGGGTATATTAGCGCAAGCAATTCACGCCAAATTTCATAATATAATTTCCTCCTTAAAAGAATTTTTGTCGTTTTCTTAATAAAAATATTTTTGGATTATTTTTATACATATAATTTCCTAAGCGAATAGTATCTTTCTTTCCAAATTTTAATGAACAGCAAGAGTCGTCAAAACTACCACCTTCAATTCCAGCCTCAGTTTTTAGTATTTTCAAAAGATCAACAAGAAACTGCTTGCTTCCGCAAGCAAAAGCGGCATTAAGGCGATTATTTTTTAAATTCATTATACAACCGTCCCCATCAAAATATCCTCTAATAAAATCAGGTAGATACTCTTTTGGAATTAAAGGAAATTTTATATCTAAACTTTTCTATTCTTTTCCGCCTAGAGCAACTATATCATTATAAATTACTTTACAACTAAAATTAATTCTTACTGCCTATCTATCTACATAATCATATATAGATCCTTCGTATTCTAATTCTTCAGCAATTTTTTTAAGAATATATTTATCTTTTTTATGTAAAGTAATATCAAACATTTTTCCGCCATAAATGCAGCCATCTGCAAACCATAATCCCAAAATATAAGCCATATTATTAGACCATTTTTTAAAATAATCTTGATTAATATTATATTTTCTAGCATTCTATGATTGAATTAAAGACTTTTTTCCCTTGGGCATTCTTTTTACAGATAAACCATTTCTATGACAAAATGAATATATTTGACTCTTTGTATATTGAGAATCAAAAAATTCATACCATTCAGGCAAGGTTTTACTATTGCTCTCTGACAATAGAATCTCCTTGTGTTCCGGTAGTATTGGCATATACTACTCTTCCTCCTTATAAAATATCATTTTTATTTAATGTAAATTCTTCATCCAATCTTCGGGTTGAGATTTCGGATCACCGCCTGCAAGACGAGTGCGAATATCCATATCCCAATTAAGATGTAAGAAATAACGCTCAATTAAATCATATAACTAAAACATAGTTAAGTTACTGACATCTTGAATATTCATAGTATTTGTTCCAATAGTTAAAATGGAAATATATCGCGCAAATGCGCTACCACCTTCATTTGCGCTTTGCTATGCTGCAACTCTCTAACGACCACGCATTAACTTATCAGCTATTTCTTTAGCTTTTGCATCTTTTGGATTAAAAGCTTGCTAATCCATTGGCCCATTCTTTGCACAAAAAATTTCACGTAACGTATTCTAAAAAGGCTCAAAATTGGTCTCGTCAACCGTACAAGGATTCTGCCCATTGGCAGTAAATATTAAAGAATGTGGGGTGAAAGCCACTTTCTAATTACCAAATATTAAGTCTAAAGTATCAATTACCGCTTTCTTTTTGTCTTTCATTTCAGGTTGCGCTAACATAGTCATAAAAACAGTAAAATTATTAATTTGTCCCTAATCTTCGCTAAAATCACCGAGCATGCTTTTATCTATGCACAAACATTGCATGCCGATAAAATAATCGGTTTCCCCAATGAAGGCTATTTCTGACAACTTAGGTTGATGTGCGGTCAAGGCGCATTCCGGTATAGGGATATCAGTACCGCACATAAGGGCTAAACGCAAATCATGCATTATTCAATGATCGACTCATCTTTCGGCTCGTTAAAGATTTTATTGAAATTTTCGACAATATCAGCTTGGTCTACTGGAGCATGTTTTTTATCATCTTCACCATTAACTGTCCTATACATTAGACAAAGTCCACCAAATTCATCAGTTAACATTATTGGAGTCGCCCCCACGAATTCCAATAAGCCGATTCCGGCAAACTTACGATTATTAAACATTGTATCAAGTTCAGCGGCAATTTTATAAGGCCTAAGCGCAAAATCACCGAGTGTCCATTGATCAAAATGGCACACAATATCAAACTCAATTGTGTGGTCTCTAAACTAAGGATTGGTAGGATTAGTAATAAAATTACTAAATCCAATTACTAAGTACTGAAGAACTTCATTATCTACAGTTAATTTAGGTACAATTTTAATGTTCTTTCCAAACATAGATTGCTTCTATTCCAAAGTTAGGGGCTCACGTCTTAATGCATCAGGGGAAGAATAATAAAGCATTTTACAAAGTCTATCATTATCCAGTATTCTATTCGTAATCTAATTCATATCTTTATCAATAGATAAAAAACTAGATTTCGGCTATTCATAATTTACAATTTTCATATCCTTTATCTCCTTTAACTCTCAAAACAATGACTCAATAACAATTGTTTTTTTACAATCGCCATAATATAAATCAAATTGGCCGCTATAATTAGATAGCCATTTTAACTTAATTTTTTTACCTTCAATCTTAGTGGCTAAAGGTAATTTAATATCATATGTCCAATCAGCAGTTGCATTACCAGTATACACATATTCCATGATAGTTTTAGGTTTAATAAATATATCACCCTAAATTTCATCATCTTTATGTTGTTCTTCAACTTCGATTGGTTTTATAACCAATGCACCGGCTACTTTATTCTCTAAATCATCTTCGACGGTATTCGAATAATACTCCATCGCTGTTATTTCTATTATACCAGGAGTTGAAATAGTATCTACTGCCTAAACACGCCAACAAATATTTTCCTCACCATCTTCTATTTCCTACAAATAAAATTTGGCATATCGTCTAAAATATTCTAATGTGGCTTTATTCTTTGGAAGGTAAATGTTTAGAGTGTAATTTGGATTATCAATGCTGATTTGATGCTTTTGGGTATGGTTAATTTTTGTTTCTGCTGGACCGCGTATTGCGGCATACGTTTTATGCTGCTTACCGGATTCATCTTCCCATGCAATTTGATAATCACATCGTCTAATTTCACCACGAAAATAAGCCAATTCATCTAAATCTTGCAATCTTACAATCCAATAAGATGCTGTATTTAACCATTCAAAAATATCGCCTTGTTTGAAATTATATTCAAACCCCACAGATAATATTTTATCATCATAATCCATTTTTAATTTATTAGGATTAATCAGAGCGCGTGCCACTTCTGGCACACTGTCATCGGGCTCTTCCCCTTCTTGTGGAACCTTCTTAATAAAAGCACTCTAATAAGAATACAAAAGCGCCCGATTTAAACTTTTGCGCTTATCCCTAATCATACGACTCTATTGTGCGGGACCGCCCGCAGTAATAAACTAAGTATTCATCTCAGATAAGCGCTCAGTATCATATGAGCCTGGTGGAGGATTTAGCCCTCCTTCATCAAGAGAGCCATATAATCGTCCAGCCATAAGCTACTACATTGTATTATAGACTCTTAATCTTTTTTTCTCAGGCATATTGGTACCTCTTACTATAAAGTTTTTCTCACGTCTGTGAGAAGAGTTAAACATTCAAATATAGTTTTTCTGTACAACTCAAATTCAATATTTGGTTGCGTTTTAATCCCTTCTAATTTGGCGCGCAAGGTTAAAAATTGAGGCTTAGCCGCAAATATTACACCCAAACCCGCAATTTCAAGATTAACTGTATCTAATTGTTTTTCCCAATCTTCATTATTTTCTTTCATTGGAATTAATTTCCAAATCTGATTAGTTAATCGTGTAATGTTACGCTCTACTGATTCACTTGCTATATCAATACCAAAATTGTCAATCATCGAATACGCTCTTTCTCAAAACATCCCAGTTTGATGCAAATGGCCCTGTTGTCTTTTCTTTTAAGTCTTTTTCTGTAGAAGGGCGTCTGCGTCTATATAGTCTTTGCATGTGATGTGATTGACGTTGACATTCAGTCAGTAGAGCTGACAATTTTGCTAAATGATTTGCTTGTGACGTCATTTTAAAATCTGCGCCTGTATATTTCATTCGAGTGTTTTCAATAGAAGTAACCTATCTTTGCACCCAACCAATCATCATTAAGATAGCAAGAATATTAATTTCTTCAGAAGTTAAATCGTCATCAAAAGTTGAATGCTCAACAACTGCTAAAGGAACCTATTCTTCGCCATCAATAAGGTCATCCCAAAGAATACCAATTACAAAATCATCTTCTGTAATTTCATCCTCGCGGATGGTCTCAATATCAATTGTATAATTATTGAGATTTTTGCGAGGAAATTCAAATCCAGGAATCGCATCAATAAGAAGTCGTTGCAAATCCTTAACCGTATCAAGTGGAGTTAGCTCCATATACATATCATCTGTGATTTTATTCAAAAAGCGATTATAAACTGTTGTAAACGAAGTTGCCATACAATTCATCGCTCCTTTTTTCAATTAATTATTAGTTGTCTTAGTTTTAGGGGTTACAACTTTATACTTATTCTGCGCAACAGGCACACGGCGATTTGAAGCTGCAGTAGGCGTAGAAGAAGTTTCTTTAGTTGCAGCTTTTTCTTCTTCAACATGTTGAATAGCCTTAAGAGCATCAAATCCAGTTTTTTCCTTAAGTGCGCTTACTTTATTCATATCAGCCAATGGTAATTCAACTGCAAACTTAATAATTAAATCAATAACACCACGAGGAGCATGTTCTAAACAATCAAGAAATTCGTCAAGACTGCCATTCTTCATTAAATCAATGATATTATGCTCACTCATGTAATACTCAGGTTCACGATGAATATTTAATTCATCAAGAACTTCTTCACTTACTAAAATCATATAATCTGCAATTAAATCACGACCACCGGTTTGATAAGCTAATTTTTCAAATTCCTTAGAATCAATCTTCTTTATCTCGCCAGGTGCAAATTCTCTGCGAATTCCATCTTCTGGAATACGATATACAAGAGTGCCTGTGCTGCGATTCTTCACTGTAATTAAACTCATAATAAAATCTCCTTTTTCTCAAAAATAAGGGGGAATTAGGAGTTAATCCTAACTCCCCAGTAAATTAATTAATCAATCATTAGTGGTCTCTAAACGAAACTGTTACACTAATATTTTCCTTCTCAGGAGCGCCAATAGTAATAGTTCTTGGTAAAGCTTCAGCCTTAGCCCAGAAGATAATATGGCCAGCACCTAAACCAACGGAAGCGGCTTCATTAACATCATCCTAAGTTAATGCATAACCATTCCAAGTTGCGCCAACAATAGTATCTAAGCCAGTGTCAATATCAATACCAACCCACTTACCATTACCCTGCGCAGGATTTGTAGAATCAAAACTCTTTAATTCTTCTAAGCTACCAACAACGACCCATTCGGTATCGCTGCCCTTGATAACGCTAATCATATCCTGATTCGCCTATGATAATTCTTTATTTACATCATTAGGCGCGGTAACTAGCTTGGACATGTTCAGCTGAATCAGTTTCCCGAGTTCGATCCACCTTTGTGACCATCAAGGCGTCCATCATAAGTAATAACTGAACCAGTTACACCATCAAGGTACCAATTGTTCATTTCACCCTTAAGTGAAGTGTCAATGTAAGAACAAATATCATTTGTCATCATTGCGACAACGCCAACCTTCTTATAAACTTGAATTTCACGGCTGCGGTCTGCATTTGTATATTCATCAACAATAGTATTACCCTCAAAAGCAATCTTGACAGGCTTATCAGCACCACTTGGAATAATCCAGCAGTAACCAGGATCTACGACCTTGGTAGTATTGGTTTCATCAACAAAGCCCTGTGGGAAAATGATAACCTTCTTGCCCTTGTAGTTAGCAAGACGGCCAGTCTTCCAGAGTTCGTCCTTCATAGCTTCAGTATATCTCCAAGCCTCTTGTGGGATCATCTTTACTGCAAATTCATATGTGCAATAAATAGTAGGCTCACCATAGGCAGAAGCAATAACAAGAAGACGGTCAAAGGAAGGTTCATCAAAACCATTAGACTCAACGCGGTTGGCAGCAGGAAGCTGATGTAAAGAAGCCTTAAGAGCCTCGCCAATCTCACGGTAAACAAGCTCATCCATACCTTCCATAACAATAGCTGTTACTTCAGCGAAGTCAGCACGGCCATCAAGGAACTCCTCGAAGCCAATTTGTGCAGCTCCACCAATAGCGCTGGTCTGTACTTCAAAGCTTTCTTCTCCACCGAGCTTAAAGACTTCATAAATACCAGCAAGACCTACACGGGTGATGAACTGCTTTGCACGAGTGCGTGCAGAGTTAATCTTACGACGGAACATAGGCTTGTCACCCTGCTTGAAGGTCTTAGTCTCTGCAAACATCTGATAAGCTTCTTCGACCTTCTTAGGAAGAACGTCATCAAGAACCTCTTCAATTACAGAGAAAATTAAATTCTTATTCTCACGATAAAGAGCGTAAGTACCTGCATACTCATTGAGCTCCTGACGGAGTGTTTCATTCAGTGCATCATAGCTGAAATTCTCGCCATTATAGCTATAAGAAATGGGAGCAGAAGGATCAGCTTTAGCAACAGTCTTCATTAAAGAAACAAGATCTTTCTTATCTAACATAATCTTTCTCTCCTTTCTTACGCAATACGCATAATCTTAACTGCCTTCTGACGGTCAGCAAGAGTGTAAACCTTTACAACCTGCCAAATCATTGACTCGTCACCAGACTTACATAAAATACCAGTAGCATTGGGAGATAACTCATCACCAAGAGCGAGCTCTTCCTCATCAACGAGGTTAGTAGTGAAAATATCGCCAACGTTAGTCTTGAATACACGAGGAACCATCTTTGTTCCTTCGGGCATCATCTTGGGCTTCTTGAACTGCTCAATAACGAAAGGATTAGTTGTGCTAGTAATGTCATGCTCATAAGCATTTACATCTCCCTCATAGTTACGAGAATTAGCATAGGTTTGACCTTCGCCATCAACAGGAGAGTATACGCGAGCAACATAATCTTCCTTCTTCATTGCCCAATCATCATACTGCTCGTGGTCACGATATAGCTTAATTTCATTAAAGACCAGCATCCATTCACCCTTACCGGTAAAGTCTACGACACCTTCTTTATAGTCGTACTTTACAAACTGGCCATTCTGTAAAACATCAATATTTGCAGCGGCAGGAAGCTGAGCATAAATCTGAGCAGTTCTCTGCGCAGAAAGATGATTAGGCTCAACCTGACCATAGCCATGCTGAACATACTTAGCGCCGCTTAAATTTGTCTTTGCCATGTAATATTTCCTCCTATTAATTATTGATTTCTTTTGCAACAGAGCGGAGAGCTTTAATCCAGGCAGGAACTGAGTCCTCATCTGAAGTATCATTTAAATTATATGTGATTACATCATCAGCTGCGGGCTCTTCATCCTCACGGGCGAAGCTAACCTTGTTGCGAACACAAATTATAGATAATTTCGCTTCGATATCATCAAGAGAATAAGTATCAATATTAGCAAGGCAATCTGCCTTATCGTTATCAGAAAGCATATAGAAACTATTAATCATTTCACGTTTTGCCTCGCGATCTGCATCTTCCTTAAATTTTTGAAGAATTGCAAATTTAACTTCCATCTCATCATACTTAGTCTTTAATGCATCATACTCGTTTTTTAAATCCACATATTCTTGGATTTCATTTAAATCATATTTAACCTTTTTGCCCTTTTTATTAGGGTCTTCTTTTCCTTCTTCAGACTTTTTTTCGTTCTTGGACTCTTTATCGTCCTTCTTTTTCTTAAACTCATTTACAAACTCATTAATGCTATCTTCAGAAAACTGAGATTCTTCATTAGCAGCATAATCAGTTACTTCAATAAGGTCAGGGCTTGCAGAGAATTCATTATTCTCATCAAGCGAAAAATTTAAACGATAATACTTTCCATCTTTGTTGTTCTGAAGAATGGTAAACTTCTGTGAATCCTCTTCATAAACGCCTTTAATACTATAGTCAGATACGTTTGTCTCAATATTGGGATAAGTGGTATCAATATAAGAATATAAAGCCGTCCAGACGGAATCTCCAACTGTTACTGAATATTTAGTCACAGGCGTTCCTCCTTCATTTAATAATTTTTGTAAGTCATTCATCATTGAGAATAATGTGTTTTTAAATTCATCATCTAATGAAAATTCTACATTGGTTATTTGCGCGCCTTCAAAGCAAGGTTCAAAGTCTGCACCTAAAATGCATAACTTTGAAATTATTGCCTCATTTATAATGAAAAATTGAGGTTCTCCGTTATCATTTTTTGACCAGTAGGCATCAATTGTATCCTTGTCAAGCTCCATAGACTGATTATTTCCCTAATCAATAATGCGTTTTGCTTCTGGATATTGACCAGTCCAAATCCAGCCTTCAGTACATAAATATTCATGCACTTCATCTCCATCTTGATACTATTGAAACCAACATTTTGCATTTAAATCAACAAAGCCATAAGGCCTTGTAGTGTCTTTAAAATGCATCTTACCGCCCTTAATTTCAATAGAACGATTATGTTCCTCAAAATCCTATGTTGATTCATTAAAATAACCAACAATGGGACTGCCGGGAAGACTGTTAGCAATCTCCCTCGCAGTTTCTTTTGTGATTATACTTTTATTGCGGTTAGGCTTTTCTCCCACATAACAAACTTTTATCTAACATTTAGAAATCAAAGGATTATAAGGAGTCACATTAATTAACTCACATGGAGTATTTAATTTTAAGCTAATATTCATAATAAGCCTCCTTAACTCATTGATTCTTTATTAGCGATAGTTTTTGCGCTTTTCTAATCGTCTGGCTTTTCAGGACGGCCAGCCGATTGCTAAGTAGTAATCTACTATCCTTGCGCTTCTGTAGAAGATTGAGTTTTCTTCTAAGTATTTTGTCCACGTGTGCCCAAAATATCTTGACTACTCATGGTTGAAGACATAAGAGGTGGAATCATAAGCTCTTGCAAATGTAAAATTTTATTTTCAAAGAAAATATTATTAAGAATAGAACTCTATGAATGCCCAAGCGCAATCTAAGGTAAAATTTTATCAAAGCCTAATTGAACATGCTCTTTATACAACTTCGACATTTCTTTATGATTGTATTGAGTTGTTTCAAGCATACAAAATTTAAATTTATATTTCTTTGCAGTAGTTTTTACTTTTTGAGTAATAGCATCGAAAAAATATTCAAATTGAACAAGTAAATCACGAATCATTGCTTCATCAGAAAGAATTGACTTTTCTAATGAAAGATTACCATCAGTATTAAACATATTTTTAGAAATACCAAAAGAATTATAAACTGTACGTTCCACTTTTTCTAGGTCATCTTGCGTTGTAGTAGTATTTTTATCATTAAGCGCAATTGATTCAATATCAGCAAAAGTTGTTAATACATCAACGCCAATTGCGCGAGAAAGCATTTCCACTGCATTATTATGAATATCTCTGGCTTCTTCAACATCAAATACTAAATCACTATTCTTATCCAGTGGAAGTTTCTATACAATTATTTTTAAAAGTTGTTGTAATTGTTTGCGACGATCTAAATCCTAAGCGGCATCTAAATCTAAAATCGCAGGTATTGTATTAACAAATAGTGGAAAATCGTCATTATGAAAACAAAATTTAAAAGCACAATCTGGATCCAATAGATACCAAGCGCCAGAATTGTCGCCGGGATAATCTGGCTTTAATTTATTTTGTTTATATAAACGATAGCCCAGTTGAAAATCTTTAGGGAAAAGTTTTAGTATTTTCATACGATATGTCGTATCAGGAAACATATCATCGAAAAAGCGCATGTTAAATTCTACAGTAGGGCTTTCTCCAATAAAATAGCGAGTGCGGCAATATTTACAAGGCAATTCCTAAATATAAAACCGCTTAGGCGTACAAACGCAATATCCATAAAAAGAACCATTTTTAATAACCTAAAGTGCAATATCACTACAAACTTTCTTGATATGTGAATTATCTAAAAAATTTAAAAGTTTAACAAATTCTTTAATTGCTTTTGATTCATCTAAATCTTTTTCATCCATTCCTATTGTTTCTAGAAAAACATACCAATCATAACGATACATTGTGGCGACATAATCACATATACGACGATATATGCCACTTACACGATAAAAATGATTAGAGATTTCACGTAAAGTCTCATAGTCACGATTAGCCATGGCTTGTATAACTAATCCTTTATTCGTATAGTTACGAGGAACAGCAGATTTAGTATATGCGCCCAAATTAATTTTTGCATCTTCTAAAGCTTTTACACCAACTTTAATTTTTGAGTAATCAGTTCCGCCATTTTCAAACATATTAAAACCTTTATCGTGGATTTCCTATTGTCGTTTACTGAATTCCAACTTATTTCACCCCCTTTTAATATCCAGCTCTTTTCATAATATAATCATAGTCAATTAGATCTTCGTCTGTATATGGAATTTCTATTAACTTAAATCCATGTAATGCACAAAAGCGACGTTTTTGAGTATCATTATACTACTATTGATAAAATCCTTTTTTACCACCAAATTTGGCAGAAGGCTCATAATGTTGTTTTCCTTGATATTCAATAATAAAATCAATTATGCCATCATCATCAAATACCACAAAATCAAAACGTAAAGGCACTCCTCGAGGACTCTTCAAATCTGGGAAGATATATTCCTCTTCAAAATGAAGGCCGGCCGCAAGTAAGATTTCTTCAATTTTAATTTCTCCTCTTGAAGCTCTCATTTGGTCCTCCTTTCTTAACAGTTTAAATAATCTGTTAAATACATCCAAGTATAATTTTTATTAGCTTTATGCGCAGAAATAGTGCCTTTATTTTTACAATTTTTAGAAATAGTTGTTTGACAAAGTGCAGTATTTCTGTGCATTTTCTAAAATTGTATAAGAAAACTTATTCCAACTATATTTTTCAATTGCATTCCAGAATGAACCACAACCTTTATAGTCATTGCTATCATGTTGATTGCGCTATGCTAATATAGTTTTTGTCTAACCAATATATGCTTTCCCATTAATTGTATTACGATGTAAATAAATAATCATTATTTTTCTTACTTCTTTCATATAATTATGAAAAAAGATTTAATGCAATTACTGGGAGTTATCCAAAAAAACTTAGTCATAAAAACGCCATTCTTTGGCATTGAATTTCTTTTTTTTCTTTTTTCTTTCCTCTTCTTGTTGGATATAATATAAACCATATTCCCAAGCTGAAAATTTATCTTTACCAATCGTTTTTGAAGCTTGTTTAAGAATAATATTAATTCCCTCATTTTCTTCACGAAGATTTAATAACTCTTCCTTTAATATGGAAGTTAAGGTAAATGGTCTTAAGTAATCTGCCCTTTGTTCTGGAGTCATTTTCTAACCAACTTTAGTTCCCATTAATTTGGCTTTAGCAATACGTTCATCCTGTAAAAACTTAGCTCGTCCAGAAGATAACTATACTAAAGCATTCGCGTGCATTTCAGTATTAATAGGCGCATTCGCCTTAAGAACATAGATAGCATCCTATTCGCATTGATCAGTTCTATATTTCTTAAACTCTTGGGCGGCATCGGCTTGAGTACCACCATAAACACCAAAGTCTGGATAAACTTCACCAGTATCCGGATTAATCTAAGATTTTACCATATAATCAATTAAACCAAAACCAACACCGTTGCCATCAATAACTAATCGACGAGCTTTATATTTATAATATAAAGATTTTAACCAAATCGCCTAATTTTCAAAATGCTCATCTTCTTTAGTTTCAATATTAACCAAAGACTTAAACGCGCTTCCAACAGACTATGGAATAACTTTAAACACACAAGCTACAGACGCACATCCTTTACGACCAATATCTGCAGAAACTATGTAATAACTTTTTACAGAAGAGCGTCCAGAATGTTCGTACTCAGCCTGCTTTAAAATTCTATTTCTATCAAACTATTCACCATTAAAATATGCGTTTTCTGTTGTTCCAGACCACTTGGACTCATATTCACGCGAGAATGAAGCTTCATTATAAGTACCATCTCGCTATAAGTCCTATAAGAAGTTTTTATCAAGTAGTTTCACTAATACAGGTATACGCCAAGTACCACCCATAATAATTGCTTTCTCCGGTTCGGTTAACATCCATACCAAGAACTGAATTAATTTGTCATATGCGAATGTTCCCTTCCATCCAGCAGTAGTAACGAATATCTAGCTCTTATTTAATGTTTCTTCTGGATGCATTGTACCATCCATGCACAAACGTGAAACGTTCATTGTCATGAGGATTAAATATCCTCTTGGACTATATCTTCAACTATTTTCCATGTAATCATTTTTATACCTCTTATATATTCATTTTCGGTATAATATGAAATTATTTTTAATTACTTTGTTTGGTTTTGTCCAATAGTTGTTGCGCACTTCGAGTGGTGACAAACTCCACTCTACTCCCTTACATTCATCAGGGATAGTCTCTACACCTTCCTATACTAGGCTTGGCACGGGGTTCTTGACTCTTCCCCGTTAGCATTAATATAATTATTAATACACCCTTTTGTCACAGGTTCACGCAAAGTACACTTACAGCTTACGCTGCAAGGCCCCACTATTTAGGGATTATAACTTCACTTAATATCTGACCATCAACACCAACGCACTCTTCAATGAGTCCGCCATGACGGCGCTTACCACGACTGGTTTCCCTGGCCGCAATATTATCAAAATATGAACCATTTTTAAATACAAATATACAATAGTCTTTACTCTATCGAGTTTTGCCTGGCCGCAAATCAAGCTCATTTTCAAACGCTGGTACTAAAGTACATATTTCATTAACTTTTTCTTTAATAATACCTGCTGCCTACTCTTTACCTCCAGAAGTAACGAATAGTTTACATCTTGGATATAAAACGCATCGACACATTAAAACAAGAACAGAAAGGAAAGACTTAGAATATGCTCGCGGGAATGTCATATAGACATACTTATAACGCATAGCCGCACGCAAGAATACCCTCTAATAGAAATAAAAACGCAATCCATTTTCAGGAATTTGTCCATCTCTACCTGTTTGCAGAAAATCCACAAACATATCGGGATATTCCCTCCAATAAGCCAAATACTAGCGGGCTACTGGTTTAATTGCTGCTATGCGTTCTTCAGAAATACCTATTTTTTTTCTTGATTGGGATAATATCATTAAATCAGCGAGTGCCATTATAATTCACCTGCCTCAAGTTTTTTTTGAAGCTCATGAGCTTCTTCATCTTGCTTATCTTGCCAATCATTAAATTCATTCATATCTTCTTCAGTCATACCATTTTTGTCTGATTCCGCAAATATCTCATTCTCAAGCAAATCTTCATCATTGGCTGCATCAGCATCAGTTTCAGCTTCTTTAGCTTTATCAATTTCAATTTGCTTAACCGCATTTTCAATAAGATTACCAAGATTAAGCTCTTCTGTAACAAGGGTTTTAACGTATTGCTACATATCTTGTAACGTGCGGTCGACCTTATCTTGCGGTCCATCGGTATAGAAGCGAGGCACAAAGCCATCCATTTCACACATTGCAAACAATTCCGCAAGTGAATCAACTGCATCACCGGACGCACCTTTATTCTGCGCCGCAGTAAATTTACCTGCTTTCATCAGCATATCATACATACGCACCATCTTTTGCGCGCCTTCAACATCACCAATATCAAGCAACTAATCGGCTTTTAAAGAAGTTTTACAACATTTCTTCAGAATATCAATATGACCAGCGGATTGAATATCATATGATTCCATCATATCATTATACAATTGCTCAAGCGCAACCCATTCACTGGGTTTATAGGCACGACCCCATTTCATGCAAAGATATTTCTTATCTTCTTCCGTAAGATCCGCCGCAAATTCATCTTCATCAATACCAACTTGTTGCGCGAAGTAGTCGTTCTCTGGTTGCTATGCGCGCAGATCAAGTGGAATTTGCGTCTCGGGTGGCGGCGCCAATAGACCAGGGTCAAGCGCAAGTGTACTTTTATTTATAGTTTCATCAATTTGTGATTGTGTGTATCCTTGCCGCTCCATTGTTTCCTAAATACGATGATTTTGAACATCGCGTAAGGATTCAGTATCATGCCAACGATATTTTCTATATTGAGTTAATTTCATTTTTGAAAGATAACGACCCAATATAGTAGATCCTTTTGCTTTAGTTGGATCTTTCGCATATGTTAACAATAGTTTATTCCACTCTTCGGGCACATATGGCACATCGCATTCTTGTAGTATCCAAAGATATGTTTTAGGATCCCAATTATCAACATGCATTGTAATACATTTTTTACATTGTGACAGCTTCCCATCATCAGGATATTTTTCAAGATTATTAGAAGTATAAAAATTCTCGCCTGTCATGGCCTTACCGCATTTTTCACAGTAATATACTTTTCTTTTTTCAGGTTGCTGCATGGAATGTCACCTCCTTGTGGAGTTTTTAAATTTAAGCGTATTTCTTTAATTAAATTTGTCCAGATGTGCGCGTTTTTTTATTACGACATTTTTTACAAATTGAGTAGAAGCCATCTCGAGAAGTTTTATTTTTAGAAAAATATTTATTATGAGCTAATTTAATTTGACCACATCGACTGCAACGCTTATATTGACCTTTTTCAACTTCTCGATAATACCAATCAAGATAATCATCTTCAGCCTAAGATGCAATTAATCCAGGAATTTTATTACGCCAAAGAGTGGAAATATATTCAATTGTATGATGTACGTTAAATTCAGCTTCAAGTATTTTTTGAATTTCCTAATTCTATTTGCCATCGACTTTAAGCGTAACTAAACGGTCATAAATTGGATACTCTTTAAGTGCGCGATTGGCGCATTCGTCAAAGTCTTTTAAAAAATACCATAAATCATTATTAAAACAACCCCAGCACTATTCTTTTAAAGCAGAATAATTACAGAGAACTGCTGAAATGACTTTTGGATCCATCAAAGTGACACCGGCTGGAATTACATAGCCTGAGTCTTTATCAATTTCAATTTTTTCATTTAATGGAATGGTAGATACTGATGGCACAAAATTATTGGATGTTACTGGTTTGCGGAAAGCTGCTTTTATTAAATATTGATCTTTACGCAATTCAATTATTGTAGATTTAATTATATAAGCATCACGTCCGGTTGCTGTTTTTAATTTTTCTTCCCAATATTTTATAGCATCGAGTATTGCGCGCAATTCGGGAATTTCTTCTAAATCTTTTTTAGTTATTTTAGTTTTAGGACGGAATATTACATTTTTATCATTTGTTATAAGATTATAAACGCTATCTTCTCCATCTTCAAAAGAAGCGCATAGGCCTTCAAAAGAAGTTTCACGTTTATTGATTGTGGCCATTCGATTTTCGGTAAGTAATCGACGTTCTTTTTTTTCTTGTTTCTCCATACAAAGAATCAAATAGTCGGCCAATATTTCAAGATAAGCGGGCGATAGGTTTGATTCTCCGTTTCTGTCTACGTCTTCACTGTCGCTGCCCTACAAAATTTGTTCAACTAATGCTTTACGTTCTTCTGGAGTTTCTAAAGAATAATCTAATTTTAATGTAGCCATTTCTTTAAATCACCTCCGTACTACCATTATACGAAAAATTTTTGCGGAAGGCAAGTTGAGTTTAAAGAATTCAAAAATTGATTTAGAGATGGCTTGATGGTTGCCGAATAAACTCATTTTTCTAATTTAAAAATTCATTTGGGGATGACTGATTCGTTTTTAGAATTTAAAATTCATTTGGGGATGGCTCGTTTTTCTAATTCAAAAATTGATTTAGGGATGGTTGTTGCCAGACGAAAATATTTGATTAAAATAAATAAAAATTTTTCCCAAAATGCCACCCCCCCCTATTTTTACTTTCACTTTTTTATATGAAAAAAATGCTTTATGTAGTTTATAGTTTTTTTCTGAGATATATAGACAGGTCTATTGCACCCTCCCCAAAAACGTAAAGCAAACAATCAATATATGGGCGTGAGGAAATAAGTCAATACAACAATTAGACAAACACACACATAACCAATAGACAAGGCATTAGTGTTAAGAATATAATCATACCAAAGATATTTATTAATATGATTACAAAAGTAATAGGTCACAGGCGCGCTATCGGCTGCAGCGCGCCTTGTTTAGGTTAATATAGGCGATTGTAAAAAAAACGTTTTGTATGACGTAAAAGCAAAAAATAATATATTTTTCCCAAAACAAGTAAAACACTAAAGATATAATATATTATTGAAGCAACAGCAATATATAATATTATATATTGTTTTCAGCTTAACTTGGAGCGAAAAAATAATATATTATATATTGTTAGCAATCAAATTGAGTTACACATTACGACATAGATTAATAAAAAAAATAATATATTATATATTGTTAGCAATCAAATTGAGTTATACATTACGACATAGATTAATAAAAAAAAATATATTATATATTGTTAGCAATCAAATTGAGTTACACATTATGACGTAGATTAATAAAAAAAATATATTTTTTCTTTCGCCTAAAAACGCTTGCAATGCCGGTTCAAATGTGTTATACTATAGTCACGGTAAGGGAAACCGAACCGAATTCAAGCGGCGGCTGTAAAACGTACGAAAGGTAAGCTATGAACACTATGAACACTATGAGAAAGAATCTGATTGATCGCATGGTTAAGATTTATGGATTTGAACATCCTTCCGTTATTTGGTTTGCGGATCTTTGTGAACGTTGGAAAAATACTAAAGAGAATGATAAGGTTCTCCGAATCATTGTAGAATCTCATGAAGAGTTTCCTGTTCTTGAATAAAAAAAGAAAGAAATAAGGTAAGACTTACAAAGACTAATAAAAGGGCGAAAGCCCTTTTTTATTGCATTGCCGTGATATACGATATAATATGTAATATATCCGAAATTTTATATATAATATATTATCTAAAAAAATCCAAAAGCCATGTGAAAATATAAAAAATAATATATTTTTCCCAAAATAAGTAAAATACCAAATATATAATATATTCTGGAAATAGTATAATAAGCTATAATATTATATATTGTTTTCAGCTTAACTTGGAGCAAAAAAATAATATATTATATATTGTTAGTGGTCAAGTTGAATCGTACATTATGACGTAGATTAATAAAAAAAATATATTTTTTCTTTCGCCTAAAAACGCTTGCAATGCCGGTTCAAATGTGGTATAATTAAGACAATCCAAAAGGAAGTAACAAGGAGGACAATGACAATGAGTAAAAGAACAATATACACTGACGGTTGGCATAAAGCGAAAGATTTCGGCGGTACTTTTGAGTTTTACGTTGAAAATGGACAGCTTGTAGAAGGTTTGGTATGTAAAGGCACTCCAAAGCGTGTGAAGGTTGTATATCCTTATGAATGGAATCAGGAGGACAACTGTTATTGCAAGGTGTCGGGAGTGACTGCAACCTATGGTTGCTATGAAAACTACCTTTGGAAATAATAAAAGTTTTTCAAGCTGTCCTAACAGGCTATACGGGGAGAGATGACAAAAAGACAGAAATGAGGTATGTATAATGAAATATTTCATCAATTACAAAACAGGTGGTTTGACTCGTACGGACAATGCGGCAGAAGCAGAAAGATTAATAAACGTAGGTTTTACGGAGATTACTGAAGAAATTTATATTGTAGAATATACAAGAGCATGGAATATTGCCGTAAACAATTGGTAATAACTGTCAGCAAATAGTCATTAATTAGGACTTAGATATTGTTGAGAGCGTGAGCTCTCTTTTTTATATACACAATTATCTATAATATATAATTTATAAAGTTATATTATATATAATTTATAAAGTTATATTATATATAATTTATAGAGTTATATTATATATAATTTATAAAGTTATATTATATATAATTTTAATTGGCTGACCGCAGCTCTCGTTTGCGGTCGGTTTTTTATTTAAAATCGTTTTGTCGGTTAGAAAAATTTGAAACAGTTATTCAAAACGTAATTCTTTAATATCTCGAAATTATATATAATATATTATCTAAAAAATCCAAGAGCCATGTGAAAATATATAATATATTATTTGGATCCCGAAATTATAGATAATATATAATGAAAAAAGGTATTGCAATTTCCGAAAAAAGTGGTATAATTAAGACAATCCAAAAGGAAGTAACAAGGAGGACAATGACAATGAGTAAAAGAACAACGTATGCTGATATTTATGAAACCCTTTTTGCCGCTTATCGCAAAAATTCTGTTACGTCGCACTTTCTGCTTGGTTTTGCTTATTATGGCGAAATGTACGTTGTTGAAGCGGACTATGACCTTTTATATGCGGTCTGCAAGCTGGATAAAGCAAGCCGTAATAATGGATTTTCTCTCCGTTATGCACCTACATATGACAAAAAGCTCATGCTTATCAATCATGGTGCGTGCAAACTTTCGGATTATACCAAAGAGCAATTTAAAGCTGATTGTAATAAAGCTAAAGCTGAACACAACTACAACAAGGGCGAAGTATTCGAAAGGCATATCTTTCACATATGCAACCAATCGTGGCACAAAGATAACCGCCCATTTTTTACACATCCTGATATTTACATTGACGGTATCGGTTATCAGATAAAATGGGAACGTGCTACACTTTGTAATGAAAGCACCATTGCCAAACTGCCCCGGTAGGGGCAACCCGCCCCGGTAGGGGCTTTCTTTTTATTGCCCTATATGCAAAATTTTGAGTCACTCGTAACGCCAGTTCACGAGTGAATTTTAATATAATATATAATATATCATTTTTTAATCGCTTGTACATAATATATAATATACTTTTTAAATCCTGAAATGTCCACAAAAATATATTATGTACAATGCAAAAAACCTGTTGACAACCTTAATTTTATGTGGTATAATGTATTCATCGAAAGGAAAGAGAGGAATAAATTTTATGGAGATGATTCGAATTTATAATGATCACACTGGCGAGATTTTAGAAAAAACATTTACAGATTCCATAGATGCTGATAATTATGAATTTATTCTGGACTTCCTTGAAGCCAGATACGAACGATTTCATAATGGCAAAAAACTTTATTAAGACTTTTTGACGGAGTAAAAATCTAAAGAGAGCTTCGCAAGTTCTCTTTTACTTTTGACGGCTCGTAGTGCCAGTTCACGAGCCAAATTTTAATATAATATATAATATATCATTTTTTTAATCGCAAAATCGTATATAATATACTACCCCAAATTTCCCGAAAATATATTATTTTTTTTCACAAAAAACACTTGCAATGCCGAACCAAATGTGTTATACTATAATCACGGTAAGGGACACCGAACCGAATATCAATGAAATGGTAGGTAAATGAAAATGACAATTTTTGAAATTTGGGATGCGACAGTTAAAACGCAACAGAATTTTAACGCAACATATGCAAAAATTTGCAAGGATTACGAACCCTTTAACGTTGATGTACTTTTTGTAAAATTTCCGAACGGTGAAGTGAATTTTTATCATCGTAAATCTGAAATTTTTTATGATGAAGGCTCAAAAGATTACATTATAGAAAGTTGCAAACTTGTGAAGATTAACGATGTGAAATATGGTGTATATGTAAAACTTAAATAACAAAAGGATGAAAAAACAAGCTGTCCTAACAGGCTATACGGGGAGAGAGGAAAATAAAATGAACGAAATGCAAAAGAAACAAAAAATCGTTGATTATATCAACAGTATTGGCGACGACGAATTGATTGCGCTGCACAATACCTACTGCTGCGCAATAGGCGACAAAGATAGATGCATTTACAGCAAGTACAACCTTGACAAAGCACTTGAAGGGCGGACACCAACGGATATTTTACGCATGGGATTTTGCAGCAATTTTAGCCCTCGTGACCGCTTTTTCTGGATGAACGACTATGACAATTTGGAATCTGCGGGCTATGCTGTCGATGCTCCGATATGCGTAAACGCTATTGCGGGGTATGCGGTGATGGTGAGAGACAGTCTCGGCAATGACGAAATTCAAAAGATACTCGATGAAGATTAAAAAATAAAATTGCAAGCTGTCCTAACAGGCTATACGGGGAGAAAGGCAGACAAAATGGAGACGATTCGAATTTATAATGATCATACTGGCGAGGTTCTGGAAAAAACATTCGCCGATCCCATAGACGCTGATAACTATGAATTTATTCTGGATTTTCTGGAAGCCAGATATGAACGATTTCATAATGGCAAAAAACTTTATTAAAACTTTCTAAAGAGGGCTTGCTAAGCTCTCTTTTACTTTTGACGGCTCGTAGCGCCAGTTCACGAGCCAAATTTGAAATAATATATTATATACCAAATTTTTACAACACAAAAAATATATAATATACTCACTTTTAACCTCCCATAATATATTGTATATTTCAAAAAAATTATTGACAAATCGCGCCTTATGTGTTATACTATAATCCCAAAAGAAAGGAGTGAATATAATGAATGAAATTTTTGGCTATTGCGGCTGGGATTTTGGAAGTATGCGAAATAACAAATTCCGGCAGGGCGAAAAAGTTTGCATTGGGCGCAATATTTATCGTGTAGTTTTTCGCATTGGCTCTTGGCATTTGCTAAAAAGAATTAAAAAAAATGCTTGACAATTGCGCTCAAATCTGTTATAATAAACTCATCAAATAAAGGAGATACAAACTAATGAATATCACTCTTACCCACGCTGACCGCTACCTCTGTGTAATAGACGACGTTGCTCATTACAGTCTCGGCTATTGCGATCTTGAACATGCGATTGAGCATGCCAAAGAACTTCTCGCACCTCTGAAAACTCTTAAACTTAACTGGTTTGTCTGTCATATTGTATCGGACACCACAGGAGAAATTGATGCCACCATTCTTAACACTGACAAAGTGGAAATGGAAGATACCAAACCTACCAAGGAGGAGATTATTACTGAATGTGATAACTGTCATGTTTGCTCCGAGTGCCGCTATCAGCGTTGGTGTCCTGCTGATGAAGAGGAAGGAGAGCCTTCTTTTGACCTCATCGGACAGCTTCTTAGGGCTTGTTTCGAAGACTGACAAACCGTATCATTCATGCGCTGAGCTCTCTTAGCTGAGAGAGCTCAGCCGCTCGTGGCGTCAGTTCACGAGCGAAATTTTAATATAATATATAATATACGAATTTTTTCTTTCGCTTGTACCTAATATATAATATACTTTTAAATCCTGAAATGTCCACAAAAATATATTATGTACAATGCAAAAAGCCTGTTGACAGCCTTAATTTTATGTGGTATAATGTATTCATCGAAAGAAAAGAGAGGTATTTATCTTATGAAAATGAAAACTATCACTACAAACCGTCTTATCTACTTTGTAGAAACTTCCTGCGATATTTATCCTATCGCAACCGAAGATCTTGATCTTGCAATTGAATTTATAGTAAAAGCTATAAATGAAATAGGCGATTATAATTCAGCCGATCCGGATTACATAAAGTCAGATATTCTTGAATCACTGGCAAACGACGAAAAGTCCACCTTTTTCATCGCGTATGATGATGATGACCATATGGAATCTGTCAAAATATCTTTCTTACGTTTGGTTGAGAGGGCGTAAGCCCTCCCCCAAAAATATATTTCAAAAATCCCTTGACATGCTCGAAATTATGTGGTATAATTTACTCACCGAAAGGAAAGAGAGGAAAACACTATGAACACTATGAGAGAGAATCTGCTGGACAGGATGATTAAAATCTACGGCTTTGAGCATCCTATTGTTATCGAGTTCGCCAAGTTATGCGAACGCATGGAAAACATCGCAATCTATGACAAAGCATTAAGAGTACTCGTAGAATCCCATGAAGAATATCCCGTGCTCGATACTGGTGAAATGGAAATGGAAGACTAATCATAATAATTTACTCATGCGCAGGGCTCTCTCATAAGGGAGAGCCTGTCCGCTCGTGGCGTCAGTTCACGAGCGAAATTTTAATATAATATATAATATACGAATTTTTCTCATAGAAAACAATATATAATATATTATTTTAAATTTCCCGAAAATATATTATTTTTTCCGTGCAAAAACGCTTGACAACTCGCTCCATATCTGCTATAATGAGTACATCAAAAGAAAGAGAGGTAAATACCCCATGATGAATTTCGAAACCGCTTATGACCTTCTTGCCGAATATGTCACCGATAATACCGAAGCTCTTGACCTTGCTTTTGCAGTCGGCGGATGCACCATTGAAACCGCCGAAGCTATCCTTTACTATTACACTGGCTGGCACAACTTTGAAGGCTACCTCGCCGAGATTAACGGTGAAGATGAAGAGCCCGATTGCGACGAAGCAGACCTCGAAATGGGATTTGACCCTTATGAGGGTTGCTACTCATATGACTGCTAATCGCACACACTTGCGGGGGCTTTGCCCCCATTTTTTATATATGTAATTATATATAATATATTTTCGTATTTCTTTCACTTTTGGGCATTATATATAATATATTATTTTACACTAGCTATAATATATTATTATTTGCGGCGCTCCGCGAACTGGCGCCATGCGCCAAATTTGATATAATATATTATATACCATTTTTTTCAATCGAAAAATGGTATATAATATACTGCCTCAAATTTCCCGAAAATATATAATATATTATTTTAAATTTCCCGAAAATATATAATATATTATTTTAAATTTCCCGAAAATATATTATTCTTTCCGGGCAAAAACGCTTGACATTAGCGATCGCATGATGTATAATAAGTGTATCGAAAGAAAGGAAGGTACATAATAATGACTACCAACACCGCTGATATTTATGAAACTCTTTTTGCCGCTTATCGCAAAAATTCTGCTACGTCGCACTTCCTGCTTGGTTTTGCTTATTATGGCGAAATGTACGTTGTAGATGCAGATTACGAACTCTTATATGCAGTTTGTAAGCTTGATAAAGCAAGCCGTAATAATGGATTTTCTCTCCGTTATGCACCTACATATGACAAAAAGCTCATGCTTATCAACCACGGCGCGCGCAAGCTCAAGGATTATACCGAAAAACAGTTCAAGGCGGACTGCAAAAAGGCAAAAGCTGAACACAACTACAACAAGGGCGAGGTATTCGAGAGCCACATCTTCCATATGCACGATCAACCGTGGCACAAGGATAACCGCCCGTTCTTCACCCACCCTGATATTTACATTGACGGCGTAGGGTATCAGATAAAGTGGGAACGTGCTACGCTTTGTAATGAAAGCACCATTGCCAAACTGCCCCGGTAGGGGCAACCTGCCCCGATAAGGGGCTTTCTTTTTATTGCCCTATATGCAAAGTTTTGAGCCGCTCGTAAACTGACGCCACGAGCGGTGTTTCGATTTAATATATAATATACGAATTTTTTTCTACAAATTAGCTTTCAATTTATATATAATCTATTTTCCCAAAAAGTATTGATTTTTTGTGAAAAATTTGGTATAATTACTATGCTAAAAGAAAGGGGGCATTCCAAATGAAAGCCATTATTCATGAACGTTATATTATTCCTATTGCATCTATTAACTTTATCCAACGGGTTAATAGTAAGGACATAAAGATTTATCTTCAGCGCTCTATTGACGGTCATGCCTGCATACTTTTGCGTTATGACAGTGATTGCGAATGCTTGCGCGCATATGAACATATAGCTCGTATGCTTAACGAATAATATATTCGCAAATAGCTCTTGACATATGCTCTGTTATATGGTACAATAATGACAGAAATAGGTTCTATACAGTCGAACAGGAATAGAGAACTACTTCTTATAAAAAATAAGGAAACTACCGTCTGTAAAAGCTGTGGGTAGTTTCCTTATTTTTATATGTTTAAACAAGAGATATATTATATATAATGATTTGCGCCGGCAGTTTTCCAATGCCACAGCCGGAATTTCGAAACAATATATTATATACAATTTTTTCATCTATAATTTGCCTCGCATTATATACAATATATTTACCCGAAACCTCTTGACACGCTGTTATTGATATGGTATAATACCAATAGAAAAAAAGAAAAGGAGAAATTATTATGTTCCCAATTTCTGTTACTATCTGTCTTATTGCTATTGGTATTTTACTTCTTATCGGACTTATATGTGAATGGTGTTGCAAATATCGTGCCGCTGCTGTATGTGCGGTTTTGGCTTTTATTGCTGGCATTCATCCCTTTATCTATGCGATTAACCTGTAAAATATAATCTATGTCCTCTACTGGTTAAGCGGAACTGCACATTCCGCTTTTTAATGTTCGTCAGAGTATATGATATACAGATTCGTCCGGGCGCGAAAATATATTATCTATAATGTGAAAAGTCTATTGACACTCCGCCCCCAATATGTTATAATACAGATGTTCCAAAGGAAAGGGAACGTACCCCCGACACCAACTCCGCTCATTACATTGCGTGGTTTCTGAATGGGGGAATAAGTCAAGAAAATATATTTTCAAAACCTCTTGACAAATCCCGCTCCTTATGGTACAATATAATCACAACAAGGGAACGACACCCTCTAAAACGAGAAAGGCTACCAATATGGCAAAAAATCCCCTCACTTATGCAGATGCTCTGACTAATGCTCTTGCTCTTGAAGGAATGAATGAAGACACCCGCGTGACCCTGCTTGCACTCAAGGCTTCAATCGAAAAGAAAAATGCTTCGGATCGCAAGCCCACCGCAACCCAGACCGCAAACGAAAACATCAAGACTGAAATTCTTGCTGTTCTTGCAGATGGCACTTCCCGCACCGTGACTGAGATCATGAGTGCAGTGCTTTCCCTCAATGGCGCAAGCAACCAGAAAGCGTCAGCTCTTGTCCGTCAGCTTGTAGAAGAAGGCTCGGTTAAGCGTGAAGTCATCAAGCGCAAGGCATATTTCTCTCTTGCTAAGTAAGGCATAAAGAAAAACCTCACTTCTGTAAGATAAGAAAAGCCGCTCCCGCCTGTTGTCTGCGCAGGCGGGAGCATATTTTTGCGCCAGAAAGTATATGATATATTTTCTGGCCCGGCCGCGATTATATATAGTATAATTGCAAAAAAGAGTTGACTTTTTATGAAAAATTTGATATAATTACTATGCTGAAAGAAAGGAGAGTATTCTAAATGACTATTTACTTTGATATGGATGGTACGATTGCAAATTTTTACGGCGTGGAAAACTGGCTGGATTATCTTGAAGCGTATGACACCACCCCCTATGAAATTGCAAAACCGCTTATTCATTTTTCTACCCTTGCCCGCATGCTGAATCGCTTAAAGCAAGAAGGTTATACTCTCGGTATTATTTCTTGGTGTTCTAAAAATGGTACGTCAGAATATAATGATCGCACTGCTAAGGCAAAACGTAATTGGCTTGCAAAACATTTGCCAAGCGTACAATTTGACATAATTCATATTGTTCCTTATGGAACTCCGAAAAATCGCTATAATAAAGGAAATGATATTTTGTTTGACGATGAAGAAGCAAATCGTAAGGCTTGGACAGGCAAGGCTTATCGACAAGATGAAATATTTGAAGTGCTGAAAGGGCTGTAAAGCCCTTTTACTTTACACCAACAGATAATATACAATATACAATGGCGTCCGGGCGGAAAAATATATTATTTTTAAATGAAAAAAGGGCTTGACATTTGCGTTCCAGTCTGTTATAATACCAATAGTGAAATGAAAGGAAGGAAGGTATTCACCCACACAATGAAAAAATCACTTTATTTTCAAACTGAACTTGAACGCATTACTGATTTGACCCTGCGTGATTTTTGCGCTCGTTTCTTGGATGAGCGTGTAGGCGCATGGTTTTGGGAAAGCGGCGCATCCTCTTCGGGAAAATTTCACCCTGTCTTTTCACAGGGAATAGGCGGCTTAGTACGTCATGTAAAAGCTGCTTGTATGTTCCTCGAAGAATTACTCCGTTTAAGTCGTTGGAGTTATATGCCCGAAGAATATAAAGATTATGCTCGTGTTGCAATATTACTCCATGATTGCGCTAAATACGGCAATGACAACGAACTTGACAAAGAAGCCTATCCGCAACATGGCGCAATTTGCGCCGAAATGGTAGAGAATTTTTGGCATGAAGCCTATGAATCTATGTACGGCAAACTGCCTGATTTTATCCCGATGGCTATCCGATCTCATATGGGGCAATGGGTAACTGACCGAAAAGATCGCCCGTTTACCGCTATTGACCAACTCGTACATTATGCAGATTATATATCAAGTCGCAATTTTATTGACATTCCGAGTATTACAGCGGAATATGAACAAATTGCAGAACAAGAACGTAAAGAACTTGAAGAACTGACCGCGAATATATCTGTGCCGTTTTGAGAAAGAAAACACTTTTGTCATAAAAAGAGGGGATACCCTCCCCTCTTTTTTTTATAATATTACGAAAGAGTATATAATATACTTTTCCGCCCGGTCGGGAAAATATATTATTTTAATCCCTTGACATTTGATTTAACTTCTGTTATAATATTATCATCAAAGAAAGGAGATACAAACCAATGGAAAGAGTAAAGCAGTTTTTCAAAATTAATGAGCCGTACCGCTTTGAATGGAATGACATTCGTTGCCTTGCGACTATCGTTAATGTCGTATTGATAATGTTTTTCGGCTTGTCGACTGCGTGGTTTGGTCTGGGTATCGCAATTGTGGGACTGATTAAAGACTTCATGAGCGACCGCCACATCAATAGCATTTTGATGCATTTGGCAGGAGTTACCCTCAATATTTACTTCCTTATTCTGTATTACGGAGCGTGATAATTATGGCTATTGCAATTATGCTATCTATTACTTTTATCTGGCTTGCGGTTGGCTTCTGGGGAATGTGGCTTGCGGCAGACCCTAACTTTGATAAAGTGAATGTTCCCGCCTTGCTTGCGCTATTCGTTTTCCCGTTCATTCTTCTATTTATAGGCTCTACTCTCGGGATGATATAATATATTATCCCGTCCGGTCGGGAAAATATATTATTTTTTTTAGCTAAAAGTACTTGCAATTACTACCGATTTGTGCTATACTATACATGTACCCAAAAGGCAAGCAAAGTGAAGAATCTCCGAAAAATATATTATTCGGAAAGTAAAAAAATGCTTGACAACTCACTCTCAATGTGATATAATTAATGTATCAAAAGAAAAGGAGATAACAACAATGAAAAATGAAATGACCAAACTTATCGAAATCCTCAAAAAGAGCAATATCCCCTTTCAAGTCACCTCTTGTTGGGGTGCTCCGCAGGTATGGTATCCCAATAGGAAACACGTTGTCTGTGATGTCGTCTGCCACAAGTTCAGCTTTGGTGGGAAAGATGGTCTGCTTGAAGTGATGGGGCTTGTCGATGAAGAAGAAGTGGGCGATGAAGTCGAAGGCTATCTCACCGCCGAAGAAGTCGCTAACCGCATTTTTGAACACTACCATAAGGTATGACACAAGGAAATCAATTAAAGAGAAAGGATATACCAAAATGATAATTTACCTTTGCGGCTCATGCGGTTCAACTGAACGCACTCGAATGGTTAAAGTTGCTGAGCTTTTGCGCTCGTTGGGGTATGATGTTTATTGCCCCTTTGAACTTCAAATCCCTAATGCGTGGGATATATCTCAAGAAGATTGGGCAAAAAAAGTATTCAAAGCTGACGTACAGGCTATTTTACATAGTGATATTTTTCTTTTTATTTCTGTTGGGCGTGTTAGCACGGCAGGCTCTAATTGGGAACTTGGTTACGCATACGCCCGTGAAATCCCCACCTATGTATTTCAAATTACTGATGCACAGACCTCATTAATGACCTATTGGGGATGTGACAATTTTGTCAATACTTCCGAAGAAAATCTTGAAAAGGATTTACGAACCGTCTTTGAAAAGGAATGCCGCCCTTATCATACAAAATGTAAGACCATCTTAACCTAAGGCACGCAAGTGCTTTTTGTCTCAAATAATATACAATCCCGCCCGGGCGCGCGAATATATTATCTATAATGCAAAAAGGGCTTGCAATCTACCTCTATCTGTGCTATACTATCAGTGTACCAAGAAGGGGAACGACTGAACGAGTAAAGCCTCTACCGAAGGAGCTCAAGAAAATATATTATTCGGAAAGCAAAAAAGTGCTTGACAAACTGCTCCCCGTATGGTATAATAAGTACATCAACAAGGGAAGGAAGAACCCTTAAAAACCAGAAGGGAAATGATATTTATGACAAAGAACCCCATGACCTATTCTGAAGCTCTCTCTCGTGTTCTTGACATTGAAACTCTGGACTATCACGTTCGGGATACTCTCGTTGCACTCAAAGCGTCTATCGACAAAAAAAATTCGGCTGATCGCAAGCCTACCGCAACCCAGACTGCAAACGAAAACATCAAAGCTGAAATTCTTGCGATACTTGCGGACGGTACAGCGAGAACTGTTACAGAAATTATGTCTGCCGTTTCGTCACTCAACGGTGCAAGCAATCAGAAAGCGTCAGCACTTATCCGTCAGCTTGTCATCGATAAAAAGGTAAAACGTGAAATCATTAAGCGGAAAGCCTATTTCAGCCTTGCATAATTAACGACAGGGGATTATCAATCCCCGAGGGGCTATTCAGCCCCTCAATTTTTTATATTAGCTTAGACCGTATATTATATACAATATACAATCGGGTCCGGGCGCAAAAATATATTATTTTTTTTAGCCAAAAGTACTTGACAAGTACCAACAGATGGTGTATAATTAGTACATCAAAAGAACAAAGGAGATTATAAAACCGCAATGAAAGAAACTTCCTATATCTATTTTGCCGATGCTATTGAAAATGGCGATCGTACCGTTAAAATCGGTGAAACCGTAAATCTTATACAGCGTACTAACCGCTTGTGGCGTACGGAAAAACGTTCTATCACTAAGTCGTATCAATTCAAAGGTACAAAAACTGAAAGACTTGCGCTTGAAGCTATGCTGCGTGCCAAGATTGAATTCCACTATCCACAAGTTGTAGTACATTGCGGCAATGACCATTTTGCCTGCCGCAATTCTAAAATTGCCAAAGCGATTAAAAATCATTTTGACGAATGGGTCGCCGAAGCGGTTGAATTGCTTAATAACATCAAAGCGTAAAATCACTGAGACGTAAAACTACTAAAATGTTTTACGTCTCTTTTCTTATGCGTTAAATTATATAATATACAATTTGGTCCGGGCCGGAAAATATATTTTATTTTCCGCAGCGAAAACTATTGACAAGTACGGAAAAATATGGTATAATATTTATAGAAAAAAGAAAAGGAGTAAAGCTACAATGAAACGATATTATTGCCCGTGTTCTGATGACAGTTGCCCCTATCTTACAGTATGTTATTGCGCTCTTGCCGATGAAGGATATAATCTGCTTGAAGAATGTGATGATGCCGCTTGCAGCGATCCAGAAGGCGAAAATTGGGACAATGATTAATAAAATTGTGGGGGCTTGCTGAATAAGGATAGTCAACAGTAAGTAAGTCTTAAACACAGGTAAACGAGTGACCCTGCGGCTCACAAGCCAACACCCAACGATATAATGTCAAGTGCGCTCATAGACCTGTACCCCAATTCTACATAATATATTTTCAAAAAATACTTAACAAACGCAACGTGATCAGGTATAATAATAGCGTCGCAAGGAAAGGAGAAACAATTATGACCGAAGCTGATATTTTGCGAATCATGGAAGGTTTACATTGCTCAAGAGAAGAAGCTATCGAAGTTTTGCAAGATGATGAAGCTATTGATCACGGTGAAAATCTTTTTGAGCTTACTCCCGAGCAGAAAAAAGCAAGTAAAGATGCCCGAAATGCAGGAGGTAATAAACGCACAAAACCTGTACAGAGAGAACGTAAAATTGACGAAGCAAAAGGAGCAATCCTTACAGCTTGTCAAACTACTCTTACAGAGTTGCAGGCAATTATCACAAAAGTGAAGACTGAAACCGAGATTGAATTTACACTCAACGGTGAAAACTACACTTTGAAGCTGACAAAACATAGACCGCCTAAGCAATAATCAACAGGGGGCGCAAGCCCCCGCACTTTCAGTCGCAATTATCTATAATATATTTGCGCGTCCGGTCCGAAAAATATATTATTTTTTCTTGAAAAAATCTATTGACAAAAACATTCCAATAGTGTATAATAAGTACATCAAAAGAAAGGAAATGGAATCAATGATTACCATACTGCGTAGTAATAACAAATCCCGCAACGTCAACCGAGCTCTTAAAGCTCTGAATGAGTATTTGCGTTATATCACCAAAGACGAAATGCTCACTCATCTTGCCAAAGTTACTAAATATCTTGAACCGTCATTCCGTCTTAACCCGCTGATCACTCGCTCTTACCTTGTTGTACATATTACAGCAGGTAAAATCACTGCGACACAATTATATCAGTATTTGTTTTTTGTGCTTGCGAATGAAGTCTTTGTTGACACCGAAGAATTGACCGCTTATATTAATATGTACGGAAGGAATCTTATACTATGAGTTGTCGTAAAAAAAGCAAAAAGGAAAAAGAAATGCTTAATTTTCTGGCGAGAGTAAGGGGCGAAGAACGCCCCACAATGCCCCGCCCTACCGTATTTAAAAATAAAAAGAAATATTCTCGTCAGCGTGATAAGCGCATTGATTTTGATTAATATACAATGCCGTCCGGGCGAAAAAAATATATTATTTTCCCCCGCAAAAATCTATTGACAAACAGGCTTGTATCTGGTATAATACAAGTACCAAAAAGGAAAGGAAAGGAAATTCAGGGTATGTTTGTTACTTTTACGCACGAAGATCCTTATAATCATTCTCATAAACGCAACCGCTACAATACCGCTATACGCAACTATAATTGCGGCGGTTTTGCGCTTGGCACTTACTCTTGGTATGAGCCTTTTGATGAATCTGAACGATATGACGTTTGTGAGGAATGGGATAACCTTGAACAAATTGCCTATGAAATAAGTCGGCATGACAAAAATGAGTCTTTTAATCGGGCTTGCTATTTTTCTTGCATTGAACTTTTAACCCGCCGATTTACTAATCACATTTTGAAAGATTTTCCTAACTGTCGAGTAGTTGACGAACTGAAAGAGATTCGTCCCGATGAAACAATTGTTTTGTTCCGAGTTGGTGTAAATGATTTTCATTTTGTAGTATCTTTTGATCACAAACACTGGTTTCATAAATGCGGATGGGATAGCATTGAAGAACTTTGTGAAGATGAAATTTTTGACCATGATTGGAGCAATGGTCGCTATAATGGACGGATTGTCAAATTCGCTATGAGGGGGTAACCCCCCTTTTTTTTAGCTATATTCAGGTGCGAATATATAGTATACAACGCCGTCCGGGCGCCAAAATATATTATTCTTTTAACCAAAAAAGTACTTGACAGCAATGCTTAAATCTGTTATAATAAAGCCATCAAAGAACAGGAGATACAAATTAATGGATACTATTATTAATATTACACGCAACCGCAACACTTACGTTATCGATCTTGATACTGGCAAGCACATTACCGCTTACCTTGAAGAACCCTTCCGCATTGTCGGTGTTTCTGGCAAAGAACTGTCTTCTCGTCCCAAGCAGATTAGTGAACGTATCGGTGATGCTTTTTATGGTGCTGTTCTGGGACATCGTGATCTTACTTATCGTGAATACGCTGATCGCATTATCAGCTTGCCCGATATTTCTATCAAGGTGAAAGTTTTTGCTTTGGACTGTCTGTTCTTTTATGACTGGGGAATAGGTACTTTGCCCGCATGGAAAGATGTGCTTACAGTACTTCGCAAATGGAACACCGATCCCGACAATTTGCCTAATGTTGATCGTTTGAGTTTTTTGGTAGAACGTGAACTGACCGCAAACGTTCTTGAACAATACGGTCTTGCACGTTTCGCTTCAGTTATTACGCCTTCTCTGCGTCCTTATATTAAATCTTGTAAAGCGTTTCGTTCTGCGCTCCGCTCCGCCGCTAATGATCGCTTTGCTGAAGCGCAGACAAAAGTTAAAGAATTCTTTAATGTAGATGAAGCTGAACTTTTTATGTTGTTTGGTATTTCTTTTCGGCGGTACAATGCTGAAGCCGAAATTCGTGAAGTTTGCCGCAAAATGTCACGCATTGTCGAAATTCTTGATAGGCTGGAAATTACCGATTACAAGATAGAAAATATCAATCGTGCTCATGCCGATCTGGAAGCCCGCTACAATGTAGAAATTACTGAGGCGGAAAACCGCAAGTTTGCCAAAGCGCAAACTTCTCACAATTTGTTTTATGAGAATGACCGCTATTATATTCGTGTTCCGCTTACTCGTGATGAATGCGCCGAAATTGGCAATCATTTTCACAATTGCGTGAATTCTTTCGAATGGAGGACTTATCTTCGTAACGGCGAAAGACATCTTGTCGTTGTGTGTGATAAAGCAACTGACGAAATGCTTGTTTGCGTTGACATTGACTCTGACAGCCTGACTATTAATCAGTTTTATGGTGCTTACAATGCAACTATTCAGAATGACGAGCTGTGTGAGTTTCGTTCTGATTATCAAAAATATTTGCGGAACGCAAACCAGCAGTAATTCTTAACCAACGTGTAATAAATTCGGGGATTTTCATCCCCGTTTTTTTACGCATCAATTATCTATAATATATTTTCGAGTCCGGGCCGGAAAATATATTATTAAAACTCTAAAAAAGCTATTGACAAACTCGCCGCAATAGTGTATAATAAGTGTATCACAAGAAATGAGGTACGTGAAATGATTGAGTTCGCTAATACTCTTATTCCTAAACATAATATTGCGATCGTTGTAAGTCAGTATGAGGTTCATAAAAATCCTGCTTTTGTAAACAGCTCTGAATGTATACGTTATAGAATAGACGTATACTTAATGAAGCCTTATGACGGAGTTAACAAAGTGTCAAAAATATATGCAACAGAAGAGTCAATGCTGGATGAATATAAGAGGATAAAAGCTGAATTGTTGTAAGACAAGGATTGTTGTAAGACAAGGTGCCTCCTGTGAGGGGGCATCTTTTTTATTTATATCACTATATTATATATAATTCCGCCCGGGTTAAATAATATATTATATAGCTCGGCCCGCTTTCCAGCGATGCGGGCCGAGTTCCCGTTCGGTATATCATATGCGAAATTTTTGCTCACAAAAGCGGACTTATATATTGCGCCCTTGTTTCCCGAAATTCGGTAACGCACATATGCGAAATTTTTTCTCACAAAAGTGGACTTATATATTGCATCGTCATTTCTCGTAATCGGCATCGGAAGGAATTTTTCGGTATTGCACGTATATGCAAAAAATTTGCTCACCCTTGACTTGACTTGCACCTTAACTCGGCTCAAATCTACACCCCGAACGGATATAGCGCGGTAACCGAACGGCCAGGAGTAGGTAAAAATGCCAAAATTTTAAATATTTTACTTGAATCTAGTTGAAAATGCCAAAAATTTTTCGCTTGCAGTATAAATAATCCTAAAACACTATAAGTAAATGATTTTTTAGGTAAAAATCTATGCTCTCGCATTACAAAAATCGCCATTTTCTGTGCAAATTTTGAGAATGCGGCGTTCCCGAACGGCAATTATAACGCAAAGCAACATCCAAAAGTAGACAGAAATGTCAAAAACGCATATATTTTACTTAAATCTAATTGAAAATGTTAAAAAAAATTTTATTTGCCATGAGAAGCTCCTAAAACGTGCATACTAAATGATTTTTTAGGTTAAAATCTATGCTCTCGCATCACAAAAATCGCTTCCGGAAACCATTTTTTGAGACTTGCGGCGTTCCCGAACGGTAACCGCACGGCTTGACTTGCCCTGACTTTTGTGCCGTATATTTGAAAATTATAAAAATTTTTTGTATAATATATATATAAGAAAAGTAATACACCTTAACGAAATATCATTATAAGGCAAAACTATGCATAAGATGCGCAGGCTATACCAAGATATAAACTATCTAAAAATGCCAAAAACGCATATATTTTACTTAAATCTAATTGAAAATGCTAAAAAAATTTTCATTGATGTACAGAAACAGCTAAAACATGCATACTAAATGATTTTATAGGTTAAAATCTATGCTCTCGCATTACAAAAATCGCCGTTTTCTGAGCAAATTTTGCGATTTTCGTGTAAAATGCGCTCCTCCGTACGGTAACCGAACGGATTTGGCGCAAAATATTTGAAAATTATAAAAATTTTTTGTATAATATATATATAAGAAAAGTAATTCTAATAAAAAAAAGGAGAATATTCTATGTATACAAAGGATGATATTATGGCACGTCTTCAAAAGGGTGACGACCCGCAGGCGATTGCTAATGAGATTGCTGACACTCTGAATGCAGCAGTTGCTGAATATGAAGAAAACCAGAAGGCCGCTCAAAAAGAAAAAGAAGCAGCTAAGCGCGATTCTGAAAAGCAGAAAGATATGGCTGAACTTTGCCGACTCTTTTGGAACTACATGCAGAAATATTATGGTTGGGACGAAGGCGAATTTTCTGATGAAGATGTGCGTGAAGTTATTGAGTCAACTGAGGCTGCAATGGTTGCGGCAACCGAGCTCAAAGCCATGTTTGAGAATCTTAATAAGACCCTGAATGAGGACATGGATGAGCAGCCTGCTAAGTTGCGCCATGAGACTATTTCTAATACCAAGAAGTGTAAGTGCGCTAATAAGCCCACAGATCTTGATGATGAGTTGCATAAGTTGCTTAAGCAGTTGTTTAAGTAATATATATAGACATAGTTGGTAGCCTATTAAAGACCGTACAGAAATCGTGCGGTCTTTTTTATATTTGTTCCAGAAGCTGTGGAATGGTGTAGCTCGGTATTGTGAAGGGAAATTTGGTAACCGAACGGGGCCAAACAAACTCTCTATTGCCCCTATTGCCCCTATTGCCCCTATTTTAATATACCCCCTATTCTAACACACCGGGCACCCTCGACTCCCTATACCCCCTATTTTCCTATACCCCCTATTTTAACACTAAACATACTCCCTATTCTAGGATATACTCCCTATTCTAACACACCGGATATACCCCCTATTTTATTAGACAAACTCCCTATACCCCTATTTTATTAGGCCCCCTCGACCCTCTATTTTTCTATTTTTCTATACCCCCCCCCTATTTTAACACACTCGACTCGACTCACCTCGACAAATCCCCTATTTTTCCCTCAATACCCCCTATTTTCCAATATTATATATTTTCATATACATCTAACTCTACTAAGGTAGTACTATTATTATTTAATTTTCCAATAGCCAATGGAATTACTACAGATTCAATAAAAATAGTATTTTTTTCATTACAATCGACTGCTAACAAAACTTCTCCAGTATCTTTGCGCTTAATCTACCATCTTTCAAGTGCAACTATCTTAAACATATTACCTCCATATATTTCTAATCTCTTGATTCAACAACTCACTCTGCGCTGACTCTATATATCATATATTATTTCCACTCTATTCCTACTATATTACAATTCCTATCAGCCTCTAACCTACTACTAATATCCCCTGTAGTAGTATCAATTGTTATAATTATCTTAAACCTATTTTTTATTTTCTCCAACTCTTTATACAGCATATATCTTATCCATTTAATAATTGGAGTCTCTTCCCTCCCCCTTGATTCAAATACCTTCTCTCCAGTAGTAGCAGCAGAATCATAACCTATCGTATAATCAATATCACTTATATTAAACATAATTCCTCCAATAGCAACAGTAATTAACTATGTCTCTTATACTTGCGCTTAAGCTTCCATATGGGCTTTTTAAAACTATATACCCCGTTCCAATTCACCCTTAATATGCTGAACCTGAACCCTACCCCCAATAGCAAAACACAAGTAAGGTACAAGGCAAGTCAAGTGCGCGAATACCCCCATGTGAGAGGCGCCCGGCTTATAAAAATATTTTGGAGCAACGAAGTTGCGTAAAAATATTTTTATAAGCCTAAGGCGAGCGGGAGCGAAGCACTCAACTATATATTTAATAGATATCTAAAATTTGACCATTTTTGCCGATTTTATATAGATCATCTATGCAAAATCAATAGAAAATTTTGACCATTTTAATCTGGTAATTTATTAGCTACCCAATTAAATTTCATATAACTCTTTAACTATTTATCATCATATTCTATATTCATTTCTAATAACCTTAATCTTTGTAAAATTTCGATTGTATCACTAACAATTGCGTTATTAGAAGTAGTACTAGTCGCAATGCCAATATAATCTTTAATCTATTTCATTGTAGCAACAAATGGTTCGCATCCATTTGCATAAAAACGATTAAATAAATAAATATAAATATTAATACTATTTTTCTATAATACATTCATTAGTTTAGTTAATGTATTATATTCAATCAAATGCGCATCATGTACTCCTAACAAAGTTAAATAATAATAATTATCATATAAAGTAACTAGCCCTAACTATACTAAAGTCTCAAAATACTTGGCAATAGTTTTTCGATTCATAATTTTTTCTTTACGTCCGTCCGGCATGATGTGTGTAAAATCTTTTTCTATAATTGTCCATTTTACCTTATTTTTAGCAATACGTCGATCATACCCATCGACATAAACTTTTTCTGAATTACACTATAGCCATGCATAAAGCAAATCACAATAATTTTTTTCTTTAACAATATCATGGTTAGAAGGCATCTACCGTGAATTTAATTCAACTTTCATTTTTCTTCCCTTTCATTTTATAAAAAAATTTGACCATTTTTATAGAAAAATTTGACCATTTTTATCTATAAAAACATATTTTTAATAGAAATTTTTGACCATTTTTTACTAATGCGCCCATCTTAATCAATTATCCTTTTTAAAATAATCCCAGAATGTTTTTTTCTGCGGTTCTAAATTTGTTGTCATGCGCTTACTACCTCTTCGTATCAATAGCCATGCGTTACATCCTATTAAATTACCAATTAAAGTGCTTAAAGCTAATTCCAATTCGCCTACGACTCCGACTCCCTATCCCTGGCCTTGATTAAACCACAGCAAAAATATTATATTGAGCGCAAAGGGCCAATGACACAAAATGCACATCATTATTGGGATCATTGTCATTATATAATTTTGCGTTTTAGTATATGCTACTATACCTCCGTACATTGTTAAACCGCAAAAGATCCCTAACGGAACCATACCGAAAAGTCCGATACTATTGTAATATTCCCAAATTTTTCGTGCGCTTTCGACAACGACGTCCCGATAATTAGGAGTTAATAAAACCAAAACGGCAATTATTGACACACCCATAATGTTCCACATAAAAATTAAGCCAAGTTCTATTATATCAGTCTATTTAGAATTAAGAATTCCAGTACGTCCCACAAATAAATCAAGATCGTAATAAATAACACTCATAACTACAATTGCATAGAAAATTGCCCCCATTATACCCCCTATGTATAAATCCGCAACGCAGCCTAATCCGATAACGATACCCGCGCAAATTGCTTCCACCATTTTATTATCTCCTTTAAATAAACATTCATCTATTATAATTATACAAAAAATTCCTTTAGAGTTCCATTTTTGATTTTCATAAAAATTTTTGATAAAATATATATGTAAGAAAAATGAATACAGAAAGATTATATAAAGGAGAATAAATAACTATGTTTAACAATCATGAAGATGCGACAGTGACAACGACAGCGGCAGAAACTCGTGCTAAAAAGCTTCGTAAACGCCTCTGGATATGGATTCCATTGGGGTTGATTTTGCTTATCGGCATTATCTTCTTCGCAAATAGTTGCGCTTCAATTCCTGCTGGACACACAGGTATCTTGACTACTTTTGGTAAGGTTGAGGATAAAGTCCTTACTGAAGGTTTTAATTGGAAATCACCGTTCCAGAAGGTAATAAAGATGGATAATCGTACGCAGAAAACCACCGAAACATTCCAAGCATTTTCGTCAGACATTCAAGAAGTTGATATTCTTCTTGCCGTCAACTACTCCATAAATCAAGAAACAGCGCAAAAACTATACCGCACTGTTGGCACTGAATATTATCAAAACATTGTATATCCTCGTCTGTTGGAAGGCACGAAAGCTATTTTTGCAGAATATACTGCGGAACAGCTAATTAGTAATCGTGAAACGCTTTCAGAACAAATAGCTAATATTGTTGTACCCAGTGTCAGTCAGTATGGAATAGTTGTTAGTTCAATTATGGTTCAGAATATTGATTTTACCGACGCATTTACGAATGCCGTCGAAGCAAAGCAGGTCGCTCAGCAAAATAAGCTAACTGCACAAACCCAGCAAGATCAGCTTACCATGGAAGCAGAGCAGGAAGCTAATCGGCAGGTAATAAAAGCACAGGCAGACGCGGAGCAGGCTAGGATAGTCGCGCAGGCTGAACTTGAAGTTACTAAAATTCAGGCAGACGCGGCCGAATATGCGGGTCAAAAAGAAGCCGCTCGCAATAAAGCAATCGCCGCATGGCTAACCTCTGATTTACTGAAATATTATTACATTCAGCAGTGGGATGGTAAACTTCCGACTTATATGCTTGGCGAAGATGCCAATATTCTCATGAATCCCAATTAAGTCAATAATCCATATTAAATAATAAGCAATCAGTGCCGCATTTATGTGGCACTTTTTGATTTTTATAAAAAAATTTGATAAAATATATATAGAAAATAAAGGAAAGGACATAAAAACCATGGTCGCTAAGTCTTATCAGAACCTTCAACAGATAGGTGCCCCATATTCGGTTAATGGCCGCATGTATGTTAAAGTTGCTGCGCCTACTGGCCCTAAACAGGTGCGTTGGTATACAGAAAATGAATATCGTTCTATGTACGGTGCTAATGTTGCCACTCAAGGAGTGTATAAAACTCAGAAAGAAGTCCTTGGCTTTGCTGAAGGCTATATCACTATTTTCCGTGGTGAGACTTTCGACCATAAAGAAGAATTAAGGACTGCTGGTGCTCGCTATAGTCGCTGGTGGGGTTGGGGCATCGCAGGTGGCTCTGAAGTCCCTAAGATTGAAGGTCTTGAACCTGTGCGTCTTAACTGGGAAATTGTTGGCGGTGAAGATGGTAAATGCTACACCGAAGAGGTGATAACAAAGGCCCTTGAGCCTATCCTATATGAGGCAGGAAAATCAACTTATCAGGGACAAATAGGTGAACGTCTGCGCAACATTCCCGTTACTGTTATATCTTGCAACACTTTTTCTTCAAATTATGGTGACAAACAAGTTATTACTTTTGAAGATGATTATGAAAATATATATGTATGGTTTACGACTACCAAACAAGTTGAGGCAGGTTCCACGTGGCTTCTAACAGGCACTGTGAAAGACCACAATTCTTATAAAGGCGTTGCGCAAACAATTTTGACTCGTTGCGCTCTTGCCGAAAATAATTAAAAGGAGTATGCTATGATTAATCCACCGTGGTACAATGATTCCATTGAGGCCTTAGCGTTTAATGCTTATGCCATGAACATCTCAGAATTGGATGAATTAATAATATATTTTAGAAATCACCCCTCTCTTGAACTAAATGAACATAATATTTATAATGCTTGTTTACAGCTTCAACTTTCTTTTTGCACTCTCTCTGACGACGAATATGAATATGTAATGAAAGGACTTAATTATTAATGGCTAATGCGTCTCAGGCAAAGTAATAGTAACTTAATATTTGACTTAAAGGCGACCTTTTGGCCGCCTTTGATTTTTATAAAAATTTTTGATAAAATATATATAGAGAAATGATGAAGGGAGAAAAAAATATGGGTGGATGTTATACTTATAAAGTAAGATGGTATGATGATTTTGATAAGGTAACTAATATTAATCAGGGTATTACTTGTGCGCCTAGTTGCGCAGATGCTATGAAACAGCTTGAGCGTCGCTATGGCGAGAAGGCCATCATTGAAGTAATTTTATATAAACTTGAGACATCTGATTGCCTTGATTGTCTTGAGCTTAGTCCTGCAGCAATTGCTCATTTACTGTAACAGATAAGGAGAAATAGCATAAATTTTAATGCGATAAGGAAGGAGATAAACAATGAGTGATATAATGACTTTTCCCAAAACGGTTGAAGAATTTATGGATCAATATAAAATTGTTGACACTGAAAAAATCTACTCCAATGGCATAGAACTTGTACCTATTTTTCGAATGAAACAATGGTTTGAACATTGTTCAACTTCTCCGCAGGAGATGAGTGCCGTAGAATATCTTTGGCAGAATGAGCGTCAACTGGTTGAAGGATATGGCTTTAAAAGGTTTCTTGAAAGCAGAGAAGATGCAAGAGGAATGGTCGCAATTGTTGAAAATTGGGTAAAGGAACACCCTGACCCCGACCCTGACCCTAAAAGAGGCGGAGATGAAGCGCGATGAGTAAGTACAGAAAAAAGCCAGTGGTTATTGACGCGTTTCAGTTAAACGAGAGAGGGCTTGTTGGAGAAAATTGGTTTTGGGACGCGGTTTCGGAAAACACAATCATTACTCATGACTTCGGGAAGTTCCACCCGGGTGCTGCATGGTGCGAAATAAAAACACTCGAGGGAACAATGGTTGCAAAAGCTGGAGATTATATTATACGCGGCGTAAACGGGGAAATCTATCCGTGTAAGTGCGACATCTTTGAGAAGACTTATGAGGCTGTTCAATGATTTCGGACAAGTCAAGTGGAATTTGTGGAAATATATTAGATGCGCCCAAGGCAGAGTGAGCGCAACCAAATAGCTAATTTCAAGGCGGCCTTATGGTCGCCTTTGATTTTTATAAAAATTTTTGATAAAATATATATAGAAAATAAGAAAAGAAGAAAAAATATGGTAACACCTGATATTAATTAGGAGGCAACGAGATATGAAACTTTGTGAATTCTTCAAAAAACAGTTTGATAATGCAAAAAAAACGGCAAAACACTTTGAGGCTGATAGTAAATACCTCGTTGATGTTTATGGTTATGAAAAAGGTTCGTTTGAGTGGTTCAAAGAATTAAGCAAGCGCTATTTTGGCGGTGGCTATTTCTACCATTATGAAGCCGCTGGTATTACAAGGCAACAACTAAAAGAAGCGCAAGAACAAGGTTTTATTAAGTATAGCTATTATAGCAACTGGCAAGCACGTCAACTCAATCAAACAGAATATTGGTGTTTGACTAACAAGGGGTTGAAAGCCCTATATAAAGCATATCAAGGCCAATGGTAAGGGGTGGCTTACAACCGCCGCAGACAGTTGCAAGACAGAAATGACGAATCAACGACTACACTATCAAACGATGAGGAGGCATAACAATGGATGTTAGGGAAAAGCTGATTGATTTACTCACGGGACACTCGATTGACACACAGCAAGACGTTGAATATGTCGCAGATCACCTTATCGCAAACGGCGTAACGATGCAGGAAAATGTAGAAATAAGCGATGAGCTTTTAAAGCAATTAAAAAATGCACCAATTACAATTTGTAAAGAAGAACCGTCGATTGAACTGGTGCAGGAGTGGATTTCGGTTGATGAAAAACTTCCACAAAATTTTATCAGCGTTTTGGGATATATGACGGATGCTGGAGAATTTCCACCGGTGCGAGAATGTTATACAGTTGGGAACGTGTTTTTCTTCCCAGCACTGGGTGGTATACATCCAGTATCACATTGGCGCGAAATGCCACAGCCACCGAAAGGAGAATAATTATGGCGCAGCTTTATAAAATGACTTTGTATGTTTGCGATTTGGAAGATAGTTTATCACTGGATGAAATTAAAACTTTAATCGAGCAAGATGCGCTTAATGGTATATCTGTGAATTGTGTTTGCCATTTTGCAGACGGTCAAATCGGGCAAAATGTTAAATGGGACAATGATATTGATCTGAATCGTTGCAACTGTCCTACTTCTACTTGGAACAAATATTTTGCGCCGCTTACCAAAGAAAAGACCAACGCCGACAGCATCCGATCAATGACTGATAACGAGTTGAATGAGCTGTTTCACGACATTTATAATGCAGGTGCAGAAGATGCCGTTGCATATGAATGGGGACAACGGACCAACAGTTTTGAATGGACGATGGAATGGCTCAAACAGTCAGTGGAAGGAGAATGATTATGAGACTGATTGATGTAAATATGCTTTGCAACAAATTATTTTACTATATTATTCGGGGGTAATAAATGAATTATCTGAGTCGAATAATTCATATTTGGTATTGGGATCGAGCATGGGCAGAAAAAGTCTTTGAGGATATTATAGATGTATTTCCGCCAGAATGCATACTTGCAGTTAGAAAAAGTAAATCCGAAATGTCAGCATATTTCCTTGATGGATCTGTTCTGCGAATGATACCAGAAGAGGAGTCTATGAGAGCTCGCCGTTCAACTGAAACTTTCATTCAATACGGCACAAAGTTAGAGTTCTCTGAAAGAATTATTTTTCCGACATGTCGGATTCACCGTCCGCGAGTAATAGCGTCTGCGTTGGATATTATGAATGGCGGCACACTTGCTTCAGCTTATTACGATGAAACATTAAATATTGCAAATGAGTGGGAATAAGGGAATATTCAGAAGAAAACGTAAATAAAGCACTAGCGCCCTAAGTGAGTATGCTGGAATAATTTACCTTCTTTGATTTTTATAAAAAAATATGATAAAATAATTATAGAAAATGAAAAAGGGAGAAAAACCAATGAGCGATATTCGTAATCTGTTGACAGCTAAGGATTATTCATTAATCGATAAGTATCGTGAAATTTATGCTTCTGATGAACAGTGTTATCATATTGGCGACAATATGATTCCCAGTTTTAATCTACTCTCTCCTTGGTCTGAAGCAAAGAGTAAATTTTTGACCACTCTTTTCGGCAATCAGCTGATTCTCTCGCGTGAAGTTTCTCTGCACAAATCGTACGATGAATTGTGTGATGATGAAATTACTTATGAGCACGTTTATCGTCTCGATCAATTTATTTATCAGATTGATAAAAGTTTCCGTGCGCTTTACACTAGCGGCGCTGTTACTACTGATGAATTTCACATATTACGTCATCTTGTAACTCCTGACGCTCTTCTTGCCAATGAATATAGTGGAGTTAATGTAAAAATTGGTGGTTATCGTCTTAATCACGGCTGTAAATTAATGAAAGCTCTTAAGCAGTTAAATGGCATTCTTCACTTTATGGATGATGATGAATTTGAAGAGTTTCGTATTTGTCAATCAATGTGTACAAACACTACTGCTCTCGAAGGTAAGCTTTGCTTGTCTATTCATCCTTTGGACTATATGACCATGAGCGATAATGCTTGTGATTGGAGTTCATGCATGTCTTGGCAAGAAGATGGCTGCTATCGTATGGGTACTGTAGAAATGATGAATAGCCCTTGTGTTATTGTAGCTTATCTTGAGTCTTCTCATCCTATGTATATTAGTCGTGAGGCCACTTGGAATAGCAAAAAATGGCGTTCCCTCTATATTGTCACTCCAGATATTGTTGCTAATGTTAAATCTTATCCGTATTACGATAGTTCTATTGATAAGATTGTTACAAATTGGCTTTATGAATTAATGGTAACGGCTTGCCCGAATCATATCTATGAAAAGCCTTATACTTTTGAATATCCTATGATAGGTTCAACTCGTGTACGTTTTGAAACTGACTTAATGTATAATGATTGTTGCTCGAATACTAAACATTGGGGTTTTCGTCGTAAAGGCATCGGCGACTCTCTTCTTATCAATTATTCTGGTGACGCTCAGTGTATGATTTGCGGCAATACCGATAGGGATAGTCTTAAGGGAGATAGCCTGGCATGTGAAGTATGCGAACCGGATGCCGATATTTGGTATTGCGACAAGTGCGGATGCCGTTTAACTGAAGATGAGATTTTCTTTATTAACGATGGCGATATCCCTCTTTGCAGTGATTGCTATCAGGAATATAGCGCACATGATTGTGTAACTCACGAAGATGGTTGGCGTGACGAAATGATCCCTATTATTTATATGCCCGCTAGTCTAATGAATTATTTATACAAAGATGCAATAGCTTATCTTGATGAATATATTCGTTTGCGCGAATCATATGACGTTTGGTCACTATATCTTACATCCCCCGGTGGTATAAATTGGGATGTTAATTATGGACATAAGCGCCAAGAGATATATGATTTTATAATGACTCATTCTTATTGTTCATTTGAAGAACTTTGTAAACTTTGGGAGAAAGAAAAACGCGGCAGTCAGTATGAAATGACTGAGTTTCTTCTGTGTTGGAATGAGATTAAAGAAAGATATACTAACAATCATGGCGCAGACCTGGGCCTCACCAGTATAGAAGGAATAACCATAAAAAGTGTTTTCCTTTATAAAGGTTATTTAGTCATTAATACAGCGGCTATGGATTCTCGTCTTAAAGAGGCTTGTCAGGATGCATTTTTCTACACTGATCGCCATGTATATGCGGACAAGAGAAATTTCAACAATGTATCTGTATATGATTGGTTTAACTATAGTGGTCTCTTAAATGCGGCCGACCCTCATGACCTTGATTTTTAATAAAAATTTTGATAAAATATAACTGTAAGAAAAAGTTCTTATAAAAAATGAGTTCTTAAAGGAGAAAACCACCATGTCTAAACTTACGAAAAAAAATATCTATGATGCTCTCATCAACTTCGCTAATTCTGGGGCTATGGAATGCACTATTGGTGAAGAAAAGCACACCATCACTTCTGAAGAACTTTTTAATTTCGCTACGAATGAAAAAGCTCAGCTCGAGAAAAAGAATGTTGCCGCTAGAAAACGTGCAGCTGATAAAGCTGCTGCTGATGAGCTGCTCAATGCAGTTGCGTCTGTTCTGACGGATGAGTTTCAGACCATCGCTGAAGTTACTAACTGTATTGAGGGTGCAGATGTAACCACCGCAAAAATTCAGTATCGTCTTAATTCTCTTGTTAAAGCTGGAGAAGCTGAAAAGCAGGAAATGAAGGTTGCTGGTGCCGATGGTAAGAAGCGCATTGTGATGGGCTATCGTCTCTCAGACAAGCCTGCCAATGAAGCAGTCGATAAATAATATATAATTTGATTCCTTGCCTTTGATAAAATAAAAGTGACCTATAACGGTCACTTTTATTTTATTTTTAAAATCGTGCGGAATGCAGCGCGAGCGGCAGACAGCTTCGTCATCCGGAATAACGAAAGCCTCTGGGAAATTTTAGTTGCAATTTATAAAAATTTTCGATACAATAAAATAAGAAGGAGAGTGATAATTATATGATAAAATTTGCATTACATGCTTGGTGTGATAGAGAATATTTAGCGCAAGCAGATGAAATTATAGTTAAATATAGTGAAAAAGAACGTATATTAGAATATCCTGAACTATATCCAAATGCGGCGGTTACTATTCAATGCTATGAAGAAACTGCTGCTGATATTGATTGGAAATGGCTAAAAAATATGGCTCCATTATTTCCTAAAGGCTTTACAATTGGTGTGGTTAATTTTAATATGATACCAATAGCAAAAAGTTATGGGCTTAAAGCTTATTTTCTTTCGTATCTAAATACATATGCTGAATTAAATCGTGCTTGCCGTGAAGGGCTTGCATATGTTTATCTTAATCAGCCATTATTCAGTTCACACGATAAAATAAAGCGTTTTGGTATTCCAGTGCGCTGGACTCCTACTGTGGTTGATGCGTCTATGCATAATATTTTATCTAAATTAGAGCACGGCACATGGATACGTCCAGAAGATTTACAATTATATGATATAATTGAGGGATGTATAGTTGAATTTCCCGAGGTAAATGGTTCGCGCGCCGAGCAAGCATTATTTAAAATTTATAAGTCAGGCGTTTGGGAACAAGATTTAGGTCTTTTGTTATTAGAGTTTAAGGGCATGAATGTTGCAAATTATTTGATTCCTCCTGGATTTGGCCAAGCTCGTTGCAATTGTTCTCAAAAATGTGAGACATTTCCAAATGGAGATGGTTGTCATATTTGTGAGCACGCGTTATAGATAGCTAATCGTGATAGTATAAGTGAATATTTTGATTCAGAACTGCAATCGGTTTAATGGTTTTTTATTAAAAATTATGATAAAATATATATAGAGAAAATAAAAGGAGTATCTATAATGTTTGAATTTACAGAACAAGATTATAAAGCATTTAAAGTAGTTGCTCAGCAGACGCAAGAGCAGCTGAGTCGTACTTCTCGGCTAATCTTGGAAAAGTATTATGAGAAAGATAAAATTGAAATTTGTCAAGGTAATATTATAGCGCATGGCACAATTCCTATCGCATTAGTAGCTCATATGGATACAGTATTTCAGGCTCCTCCTACAGAAATTTTTTATGATAGAGAAGAGCAAGTAATTTGGAGTCCACATGGTCTTGGCGCAGATGACAGAGCAGGGATATATGGTATTTATTATCTTCTGAAACAGGGGTATCGCCCAACAATTTTATTTATGCGCGATGAAGAAGATTGTTGCGCAGGCGCTTATGAATTAACAGGAATAATGACAAAGCTCGAAAATATTAATTATATGATTGAACTTGATAGGGCGCATCATAATGATTGCGTTTTTTATGATGTAGCTAATGAACAGTTTCAAGCATATATTGAAAGTTTTGGCTTTCATACTGCTATTGGCTCATATACTGACATTCGCATACTTTCTCATTATTGGAAAATTTGTTCTGTTAATTTATCTATTGGATATGAATATGAGCATACCGCATATGAGTATTTAAAAGTAAATAGTTTTATGAATACATTAAACGCCGTAGCACAAATGTTATCAGAACCAGTAGTACCAAAATTTGAGTACATAGAACAATATTATCCGCATGACTTTACAACAACTACAGATTTTTGTTGTTTTTGTGGAACAAAATTACCAGCTCGTGCTCTTGACAAAATCGTAACTGAAACAGGCACTTGGAACATTTGCGATACTTGCATAACAAATTATGGAATGAATGTTGATATTTGTGAACATTGTTTCAATTATTTTATTCCAGCAGATAAAGAAACTGTATGTTTAAATTGCAAAAATAAAGAAAGAGAGGATTTTGCTTATGCCGTTGACACAAGAGTCGATAGAGAACATGGACACTTCTGTTTCTGAAATACAAGACCAATTTAATCATATTTTAGAATATACGCAAGGATATTCAATTGTAAGTGATGAACTATTTAAGCAATGGTGGAAAAATAAAGAGCGTTTTCGAATTCGTTTTGGTTCTAATTTAATTAAAAACTTAGGTCATGTTTCCTTTCATCTTTCAGATAAAGAAAAAGAGCTATTAATTAATGAATTTCTTTATATAGCTAAATGTAAATTAGCAGATGCGCAATGGATGAATTTTCAACAATTTATTCGAAGCAATGAACACAGTTTTTTTGATAATATTGTTTCTTGTGTTACTTTGCCTAACTGCGCCGATTTTAAACTTGGAATGAAATTAGTAAAAGCATTTAAATTTTTTATTAGTGACAACACGGTTTTGCGCCACTTGCAAGAGTGTGCGAGTTCAATTATTCAAAAAGACAAA